GATATATATTTTCAGTAATTTCTTTCCAACCATCAGATGTTCTAACCATTAATCCTTTTTTAACATCTTTAATAGATATTAAACCTTCATTAGTATGAATCATAGTATTTTCTGGAAGACATCGTCTTACGTTACCTGATACTACACATCTACCAATTAGATTAAAAATGTCTACAATATCTGATGATGTTATTTTATTACCAATTCTAGAGTCTAATAGATTTTTAATGTCGTCATACATTTCCATTAAAGGTCCAGGCCCACTTGCAACTCCACCAAATCCTTTAATTGGTTCTCCCAATTTTCGTACTTGGCTATAGTCAATGTTCTCTGGTAATTGGCTATTTTTTACATAAGAATTTAATAATATTCTTAGTAAGTCAATCCAACCTTCTCTAGTATCAGCTACTACTAATTTAGAGTCTTTTTCTACTGTAGGACTTCTGATGGTAACTTTACCAGCACCTTTTGTATCTCCCCCAACTCCTACGCCCAACATACTCATGTCCATTAAAAATGTAAAAGGTTCTGCGAAATCAACCCCGATATTTTCGGTACTGGTAAAGGCACAATTCCCAGTAGGTATTCCACCCGCCAGTGTAAATGTGTGTGTTTCTGGTTCTTCTACACAGAAAACTTCTTCTTCTCGTCCTTCATTAATTATTTTTTCTACAACATATATTATTGGAGCATTATCCATACTTATTTTATGTAATGGATTCTTTCTTTTTCCATAATTCGTGTCCCTAACATCTATAGAATGTCCAGTTACAAAATAACCCACTTTAGCAGAGTTTTTTATTAACCAATCGGATGCTTCATTGTTTTGGGTATTCATACATATTTGCCCAAATGGTTTATTATGAGCGTCGGCATAAATCCATCCTTCTAGAAACCCTAATATGTAATCATCATCTGAATTGTTGATTGGTAATTGTTTCCAATTTTCTTCTCTTATTATAGTTACAACAGGGTCTCCTTTAAATGATTTCGGATATGTTGTGCTTTTATATCCTTCAATACTTTCTAATAATTTTATAATATTATCTCTATCTTTTTTATCACATAATCTTATAAAATGTCTTTTTGGATAATATGTATTTTGTGTTCCATCACCAAATATTATTCCGTGTGCAAATCCTTCATCATATTTTTTATCATTTTTAACATCTTGTGTAATATTAGTTCTGAGTATTTTATCACCGACTCTAATATCAGTTGTTTCCAATCCATTATTTAATATCCATTTATGATTTTTGGTAACATCATATTCTATTCTATGATTACTTCTTTTAACGGGTTTAAAAATTACTTTTTGTAATTTCTGTTTACCATAAGATTTTACTTTTGCTGGTTTATACTCATTATTCATAGTAAGAACATCAAGGGTTTCACCGATAACATCTGAAAATTTTACTGTTCCTTTATTTGTATAAAATTCCGTATCACCACCGAAACAATTATTTAATGCTGCACTACCATGTTCTAAAATATAATCTGTTCCCATCATCCATAGACCACGACCTGGAGGTGTGAATTTAAAATCCCACATAAGCTGAAACATCTTCTGAGCACTTCTCTGTGCCATAGCTTCTTTCCAAGGTAGTTTATAGATATAACAATATCTTTTTTGAATAGTGAATACTCCTTCAACTACTCTTTGTATAGTGTTCCAATACTCTTCTGACCTTCCACTACCCATATCTCTAGCATAGGTTCTCTTATAGGTGATATACCCAATAGGTCCCCAATTCGGTTGTTTCCATTTAAATTTATTTAGGAATTCTTCTTTCAGGCTAAAATAGATAGACCTGGCTCCATTCTCATTAAACATGCTCATTTTTACTTATCCTCCATTAGAAAATTGTTTAGAATATCAGTATGTAAGTTCTGATATTTAAAACTTTCGATTAGCCCTAAATGCTAACTCTAATTCTCTTTGTATCTTTCAGGAGTTTTACGTTAGGCGAACCAGATTTACCAGGCGCATAACCTTTAGCTTCTGCGTAACCACCATAGTTCAGATAATGTCCAGTTACAACATAGTGTCTTTTATCTTTGACAATTTGTTTATTACCAATATCTACTCTGAAATATTCACTGGTGTGATGTAACAATTCGTGTACGTGACCCATTAAATATAAATCAGCGTCAATATAAGCTCCATATCTCATTACAGCGTTAATCTTTCCAGCAGGAGATAATGCTCCGGTTGCTCCGTGTGCTGCAAATACAACATAATTTTGTTTACCAACCATAATTTTCATTAAGCACATTGAACCAACATAAGTAGTATCTAATGCTTTAGCGATTAGTTTGTTAATATCTATACTTGTTCTCATACGGATACGTTCTTCGTGATTACCACCAATTAAACACAATATTTTATTCTTAATAGGCATTAGTAAATCTACTATATTATCTATTTGTGTTTCAGGGTCTGAATCATTATCAAATGTTCCGGCTCCAATACTGTCTTTCAATCCAATATCAACTAAATCTCCCATAAGTATAACTCTGGCATTTTTAGTTTTCTTAACATATGCTACATTGTCTTGGAACTTCTTTAAATTAAATTCCTTTGCTCCATAATGAACATCCCCAATAGGGATTAATTCTATACTATCTTCTTTCAATTCTTTTTCTTTTATATGTAAAAATCTCATTCTTTTTTACCTCTTATTTCCATTTTCTTTTTGGTTGCACATATTTATTTCCACTCCAACCATCTGGGACACCTACTTTATCACAACCACACCAAGTTTTACTATCTGTATTAGTTAAACTTACAGGATATATATACTTGTGGCATTTGAAACATTTTATTCTATCATCATATCTACTCATTCTACACCTCTATCTAACATTACAAAAATCTTATAATGTTTTTCACAAAAATATTTTGAACCAAATTTCTTATAAACTTCTGCTCTACACCCACACGCTTGACACGGCATTTAAATCACTCCTTCCATTTTATTTTTTAACCACGCTTTTTTTCCACGTGCAGTGTTACATCTTTTACAACATCCAGTATAATTAACATACCGTTTTTGTTCACAATCTAAACATTTTCTAACACTCGCCATCTTTCCACCAATTAACTTTCATTTTCTTTTACCTCTTTTTCTGTTTCTTCTATATATGTAGGCATAGGTCTACCACAATCTCCAGGACAAAGCCCAGCTTCTATCATTGTTTTACAACTAGGAGGATTATAACCCTTAGTTACTATTGTTCTCCATTGGTCTTTACAATTACCATTGTTAACGTGATTACGTTCTCTATCAGTTAACATCATATCAAATTGTTGTTTAGCATCTCTTTCACCGTGCATACCTAATAAAAATGTTGCTAACAGAAATCTGTTATAATTTCCTTTCTTTGGTAAACTTGCTAGTTTTTTGATACAAGGAGGGTAAGTTCCAAACGACTCTTGTGTCGCTTTTACTTTTTTGTTTTTAACTTCGGTGAATGAATTAGCTTTATAGAAATCTGGATTGATTTCTCGCACCCAGTATCTCATATCTAATTCTTTTATACCAATAGAGTCAAGTTTTCTATCGTTAGACATTTTAAGTATTTCAAATATTGTACTCTTTGGTGAAATATCTACCACATACAATTGAGAGGTAGAATTAATAGAGCCTGTAGCATATACTAAATCTTCTATTGTTCCATTATAATGATAATTAGATGCTCCTCTAAACTTCAATATATTTACTAATTGTTTTCTAAGATATTTTATGAAGTTCATCTGACCTCTATATCTTGTAAATATTCCTAAATTCTTTTTATGCATAGGAATCATAGCAATAGCTTCAATGTATTTACCATCGAATCGCCATGAAAACATATTAGGATAATATAATTCAATTGTCTTCATATGTCTTATTTGTTCATTTAAAGTAATATCCTTTGTTATGTCTAATGTATAATTAAATATACAATCATAATTTTTAGACCATCGAGAACGTCTTATCTCGTCTTTACTAATATTGATATTACTATTTTTAACATTTTTAAGAGTTGTTGTACTCGTAAATATTCTTTCTGCTCCTTCACAGAAATCTGCAATATGATTCATTTTGCACCCCAGCTACTAAGACCTACCATTGAGAGTTGTTCCCATTCCCATCCAGCAGCGTCAAATATTTTTTGCAATTTCTTTCTAAATGTATTATCACTCATTTTGTCCCAATCAATTTGAAATCCTTTGGGGATTTCTGTATCGTATGTTATACTTTCAAGTAAATAGTCTTTATTATTTAAAAAAACATATTTGTCTTGTCCGTTATATGTTGTAATGTATACGAATTTAGGTTTAGTACCTCTTCCAAATGAAGTGTCAAAGTATTTATTTGAAAATGCAGCACCCTTAATTATAGGTGTCGGTGGTTTATAATCTTTTAAATCTTTTGTTATTCCTTTAGGGAAACCAATTTCAGCGTCGCTAAATTCTCCAATTTTCATTTTATGTTCTAAATTCCTCAAATATTCTAATACTTCTGATTTAGGTTTATTATCTATAATCAGTTTTATTACTTCTAATTGTGCTTGTTTTGATGGTAAGTTAGAGTCTGACCTTTTTGCGTCAAATCCTTGTATGTGAATTTTCTTATCCACTTTGAATTTATCATCAGCGTCCCACAATAATGTATAAGCATATCTTTTTTTAGCATCTGTAAACAATACTCTTTTCAATCCTTTCTCAAATTCTATAAATAGGTAGTTTGTATCACCATATTGTAAGGCGAATTCTTCTAATTTTTTATTAATATATTTAGCAACGTTTACTCCGTCTAATACTACTTCATATGGCGTTGATGAGGTAGACGTTATATATACCGAATCTGTGTCACCATAAATAACTTTATTACCTCTTTCTTCACACCATTCAGCAATCTTCTTAATAATATATTGCCCCATTCCTGTAATGGCTTCTGCAACTGCTCTTTTATATAGTCTTGCTCCTGGAAATCCAAGATATCCAAACATACTTTGCCCTGTCCAACACATTTTATAATTTCTTCCTGCTAATACAGTATGATTATCTTCTACTTCGATACAATATACTTCATTGCTATTATTTTTTATAGTGTTGATACTTGAATCATGTGGTTTCCACATACGTTTTTGGAAATTTATTCTATAACATTTATCTTTTGTTTGTGTTATCATACCTCTAAACCCAAGTTTAAATACTAATTCTAAAACTTCTTCAGCTAAGAGTTTTGATGAGGTATTATATCTATTAATATTTTTATTATCATCACCTTCATATAAAGCATCAAATAATTCTTTTGTTGGTAAATTTATAAATTGTCCTAATGTTTTAGTTTTAGCATTTGTACCTGTTTCTTTTAAAATTTTATACCATATATCACTTGAAAACGATATTACTTCTTTATAAGTTCTAGATTTTATACCCAGTTGATTTACAACTTTTTCAATTTTCTTATATGTTTCAAGATTTTTTTCTTTGTTTTGCGATATGTCTATACTGTATGTTATTCCTCTTCTACCTTTCTTTGCAGTTTTTCCAAGACTACCTTCACTTACATAAAATCCTACAAGTGATGCAAAAAGTTCTGGTTTAATATATGGTCTAAATTTATTACAATTTTTATTTCTTTTTGGTTTTGCGAAAACATCATAACCTTTATGGTATAAAGTTTTTAAATCATATTCGTGTAATACTTCACAACATTTTTTATTTATCTTTTTAAATTCAATATTTGGAAATTTTAATTTTAAAGTTCTTAAATCTTTAGTTTTATTTAAATAATATCTATATTTATCTACATCGTCATAAGCAAACAAATTTATAAAATCCGGGGAGGTAGTGTGTAATTGTTTATTATGTAATGGTATTCCATGATTATGGTTAAATTTATTAGCATGTATAAAATCTCCGTTATTTGTTAACATATTATGTTCTGGGGTAACTATTAAATCAATATTTTGATTATTTATATGTATCATATCTCCTGTATAGTTGTATTTAAAAGTATTTATAACTTTTTTAATTTCCATATCTTTAGTTTTAGGGTTTATAGAATATACAGAATCTCCTAATTTAATATCTTTAATATTTTGTATACCTGTAGTGGTCATAATATCAGTATCTGTACTAAAACAATTCATAATAATCTTTGTTGCTAATTGTCTTTGGTCATATAATTCATATTCAATTTGGTTTTTAGCTTGTTTTCTTAATTTCTTAAATTCATTCCTTTCAGCTTTTAATTCATCTAAGAATCTAGGTATTATACCTGGTTCTCGTTTAAATGAGATTTTACTTTCAAGTGGGAGAATTATATCACCACCACCAACAGTCTCATATGAAATATTATATAGTTTAATTATACTTGGATACATTGCGGCAATATCTTGACATAAGATATAGTCATACACTCCTGGTACAGGGTCAAATACGTAAGCTCCTCCAAATTTATCTCCTTTAACATGTTTTGAAGTAGGTAATATTATACTTCCTTTTAATCTTGAAATAAAGTAACCATCTAACATAGCTGTTGTTTTATAAACATCATTAAATTGTATTCTACATTTTCTTCTAATGCTATCAAAGAATTTAATGACTTTACAACGCTTATTAATCTTATCTAATAGTTCTACGTCTTGTATGTTATACTCTATTAACGTCTTTAAATCGTTCTTCCATAACCAAGCTATTGTCTTACCGTGGTCTAATTTTCTATCATTTAATACTGTTTCTGCTACGAAATCTAATTTATAACTTGCGAGTAATGGTAAACCACCATATTTTCTCCACAACTTATAACCATCTAATAAATCTAATTGTATTGTTCCAAAAGTCTTGTATTCTTTTTTACCTTTGAATTCATTTTCCCACATATCTCTAGTCTTACTAAGACCTTTATAATCAACACCTAATCTTTTACAACGATTAATAATATATGGTAAGTCGAAACCATCTAAGTTCCAAGCACTGATAATATCAGGAGATTCTTTGTGAAAGAATTTGATGAAGTCATCCAACATCTTCTTCTCGTATTTAAAATATCTAGTTCCTGGATAATCATTAGGACCACATAGCCATACAGTAGTTGTATCACCAATTTTAGTAGTTAAACAACAAATAGCTTGTTCAGCCTCTTCAGCATCAGGGAACTTTCCCCAACCTAAATAAGCACCTTTTTTAAAAGTGTCTTCCGGCGCTGTTTCAATATCTATCCAGCATACTTTTAAAGGAGTTTCTTCAATATCTTCTGGTAAGTCTATTGTGTAACGATTAGGAAACATTATATCAGCTTCCCAATGTTTATACCCCATTTCTTCAACTTTTAATCGTAATGGTTTAATAGCATTTGACTTTTGAACTATAACTTTCTTGACTTGTGTGTCCTCAATCGATTTAAAGCCCTTTATAGTCTTAATAACACCATCAAATCCTTCTATAGGTGTTTGTTCATCTACAAAAAAATAGGGCTTAAATGCCTTGATAACACGCGTTTCAGCAGTCCCATCTTTATTTCTATGAAATTCATATATTTCTGTTGATGTGTCAGTATGCTTGTTTTCACATAGGTACATTGACATTTTTGCCTCCTAAAAATTTTTGCAATACTAATGCTTTATCTACATCTAAATTATCTAATGCTTTACTTAATTTAAGCATTATATGAGATTTATCATATAACATCTTATGAAATTCTGTAAATCTTAAACACGCATCTACATATTGCAATCCATCTTTATCGATATATATTTCATGTTTTCCTGTCATTTTTTTCACCTATTTATATTTGTTATCCACTGTTACTGCTAGAGCAAAAAGATAATCGCTTAGTCTATTTATAAATTTGTATACTTCTTTTCTAAGTCCTTTTGTTCTTAAATATTCTGTTAATACTCTTTCAAGCTTTCTAGTTCTTATTCTAGCTTCATCTATATCCATAGCTATAGGGTTACTAAATCTATGAAATTCTTTTAATTCTAATTCAAATTCATCAATTACAGTTTCTAATACCTCTGTCCAACTATCATCTATAATATAATCACTTATTGGGTCTTTTGGAATGTTGCCAGATATTTCTCCACCTAAATAACGTAACGTTTCTTGTATTTCACCAATCAATATAGATTGTCTTGCAAAACCTGGAATTACATTCAGTCCGTATTGAACTTTATCTAATTGTGATTGTAATGCGTCAATTTCTCCATTTACTTCTATTAGACAATCATCTTTATTTACTTCTACATTATTAATTGTTTTAGTTTTACCTAAATCTCCATTTCTTGTATATATTTTCATTTTTCCTCTTTATTTTGTGGTTCTTTAAACATTGTAATTAAATTCTTTTTTTAAATAGTGTTTTCCGGCATCTTCAATTAGTTTTTCATCATAACATCTAAACATTAATAATGTCCAATTTCTACCATTTTTTTTTTGGAAATCAATTCGTTTTTTAATTTTTTCTTCAAATGTCATAGTCCAAAATCCTCTTTTTCATTAGCTATTTGTGTTAATCCACTTCTTTCAGGGTCAAGTATAGCATCTCTTATTCTATTTAAAGATTCTTTCACTCGTTGTTTATCAAGACAACATTCTTTAACATCTGCCGAATGAATCCAAGAACATTCTTCTATATACCGTTCATTAATAATCTCATCATAATATTTAATATAACATTTATCTTTTAAACTTGGGAATTCTTTTTCAAAAGTCATTCTACAGCCTCCAATTCAGTTTCTTTAATCATAAATAAAGCATCTCCTTCTGGCATATCTGGGCTATCCACCAATACCATTCGACGAGTACCTTTAGCTGCCTTTTTAATATAGACACGTGTAGTTGCAAAATGGCCAACTATGTTTCCGCCTATTGCTTTGTTTGGGTCTCCAAACATTGCGCCAGGGTCGCTTTGTATTTGGTTTGTCATATACACTGCGAGGTTGTAATTAGCAACTAATGCACCTATTTTATGTAAATATCCGTTAATCATTTGTTGTCTACCAGCTAATGTTCCTCTACCTAAGAATTCTGCTCTGAAGTGGTTCATTAAGGAATCTACAATTAAAAGTTTAACATCACTACCATCTACTATTTCTTTCTCTATTGATTCTGTTAATAATATTTGATGGTCGCTACTGATACATTTACCTACCTTGATATGTTCTAATATATGTTCAGGGTCAACTTCCATACCTTTACAGAACTCTCTAATCCTTTTAGAACTAAACGTGTTCTCTGTATCTATCCAGACTACATAGCTTTCTGGGAATTGTTTAATAGTTGATACTGCAAATAAGTGACTTAAATTAGTTTTTCCACTTGCAAACATACCAAATCCTTCCATAGTTGTTCCTAATCTTACTCCACCACCTAATAATTTATCTATTGTCTCACAATTAGTGGTAATATATTTCTCTTCCATTTGTTTTTTGTCTAAGTCTGTTCCTTTTTCAAAACCTAGCTTACAAAGGTCTCTTGCAGCGTTAATCATCTTTCTGGCTGCTGCGGCTGTTACTCCACAGGCATCAGCCATTTGGCCAGGCGTCGATGTGGCAATTCCCATTACCGTAAGTATTCCACCTTCTCTAAGTTTGTCTGCTGTATTTTTTCCAACGCCGGGCAAAACTTCTAAATCATTCATTACATCCATTTTCATATCCCTCTTTAAATTCAATAAATTGTTTTAATGTATTATCTTTATAACCATATTGTTTGTGAAATTTAATGTGTATTTTTTCACTTAAAGTTATTCCATTATTAATATCTAATCTAAGTTTTTTATTAATATTAAAACCTTCTAAATGGTGTACTACCAATCTCCCGCCAATTATATTAGTAATTTGGCAAGTATAATTATTTTTTTTAAATACATTATCTCTCCATTCGCGTTATAGTGTCTATTATTCTTTCATACCAATATTTTTCATTCATTCTATCTCCTCTATATTTTTACAAATAAATAAATTGTCTCATTCTTTGTTATATGATAAAATACCATTTTATAATGTTTATCTATATGTTTACCATATTCCTTACCAAATTCTCTGTTTTTTTCTAGGTGCATTGGTATATGTTCACCTACACTAAAATTTAAACCAGTTGTTAAAAATATACCATCTTTTTTAAGAGAATTAGTTATTTTTTTAACTGTAGTCATAGGGTCTTCTAAATGTTCTAAAACATCAACACATATTACACAATTTAAATCTTTTTTAAATGCCTCGTCTTCATCATCTATAATAGTTGTTTTATGTTTTGTCCTACTATTCAAATATTTAGCGAAGTCTTTTGTTTTACTTTCTACATCATAATAATATGTAGTGTTACGTTTCGCTAAAATCATAGGTATAATACCTATGCCACCACCATAATCTAGTATTCTATAGTCTTTTAATCCACTAATAGGATATAGTAATGTATTTACTCGTTCATCATTATTAAATCCAATTAAATCATATATATAAGTATCGGTTGTTTCATAAAAATCCAAAATAGATTTCTTATCTTTCCAATCTTTCTGTATACGTTTTTGTTTCTCTACGTTTGTTAATCGTTTCTCAAGTTCTTCTGCTGTAATATTGAGGTACTCGGTTGCTATTTGTTTAAGTGTTTCTTGTATTACCATAGTGTTTTCTCTTCACCGTGACTAGACCCTCTATTGTTTCTAGCAATTTTTCTAGCTACATTATGATTACCGAAAGTTTTAGGTCTATATCGTTTATAATTGTGTGTACTCCTTAGTGTATCAGTTTCTTCTTCTGTTACTGGTTCTATTTCATCCTCTATAAATATATCTTCTTCATCAAAACCTAATGAACTATTATTAGAATCATCATAAAAGGATTGCCCACATTCGGGACAAAACTTATACTCTTCTAAAACTAATGTTTCACATACATCACAGTATTCGTTTTCAGTTTCTTCACATTCAACTTCTCCGAATAGTCTTTCAACCCAACACATTTTTATTCGAATTCTTCTACCTTTTGTTGTTCGGACATATCAGTCATTTTAGACCCTTTATATTTAAGACTAACATATCTTATTTCTTCAGCTTTAATGTTTTCCTTTTTAAGTCTATTATATAAGTCTATCAGGAATGATACATTAGTTGAATCGCCTGTTTTATTAAATTTTGTGTTCTTAACTGAATTTTCCAATGTTGCTCTAATATCTTTTTCACCAAAGTATAATTCTCCATTCTTTGTCCAATTAGTCTTTACGTCTATTTCTATTTCCTTATATTTAAATGTCTTCATCATTTTTGTTTACCTCAATAATTCTCTTCTACTCTTGGTGCTATAACAGTTCTAATCTTTAGCCCTGGTTTTTCAATGTTAAACATTAATGGTAAATCATTACCAATAAATAATGTAATATCGTCATTGCTTTGAACCAATGAATCACCTAGTATTTTCTTTGCTATAAATACCTCTGCTTTAATATCAGGAGCATCACATATTTCTGTTTCTACTTTCCTAACTTGCGCTGCTGCCTTCATCATCAGTTTTTTATTTTCTATAAACAATTTTATAGAATCATTCTTTATCAATCCCATTTTACTAACACCGCCTATTAAAGCATTTTGTGTTGTAACTAAGGAATGTTCAAATTTAATTTCTGGCATAGATGTTAAAGTATCTGCTTTTGTAAGTAATGGTGCTACATATTTTGCTCCATCACCAATAATAGTTAAAGTATCTCCATTACCTTCTAATGTTATTTCATTATAAGCAAGTTTTTTAATTGCTCCGGTAATTTCTGCTAATATAATACCGTATTCTTCTTTATCTCCATTGATTTCATATTCATCAAAGAAGTCTTTTTCCATTTCTACTTTAGTAGCGGTAATATTTGCAGCGGTGCAAATCATTGATACTCCTTCTGGAGTAAAAATCATATTGATTTCCCTACCTGTTTTATCCATTAATGTAAAAGCGTCTTTGAATAGTTTTAAATTTTTCTTTATGTGTATCTTCATTCTTTACTTACCTCTTTTAAAATATTCTCTAATAAACTTCTTATACAATCAAGTTTTTGTTCTATAATGTAATTATCACTCATTTCATTTCCTCTAACATTTTGTCTAATCTTGTTTTCATACCAAAGAATTGTTTAATCCTATCAATTAATGGTAGTTTCATTGTAATCTCAAATTTATAATCCCGTTTAGTTTCTATATTCATTGTTTGTACATTGTTATTCATAATAAAGGAAAAATCTACTACTTTTCCACAAATTTTATTATTTAATTTAACAGTTCCTTTACTCATTATTATATCTTGTTTCATCATTTACTATCTCCTTTAGCTCTTTGTGTAAATACAAATGTTTCCCCATTTTCATAATCGATAGTATATGTTAATTCCATTCTATCATATACTTTTCCATTAATCTCTACTTTAAAGAATTTATTCCTTGTTGGAGAACTAAAACGTTCTTTCCAAAATCCATTAACATCTTCAATAGCTTTTATTTGTATCATTTTGTCACCTTTGCTAATGCTTCACTACAAACGGAGTCATACTTAGTATAGGAATTATACAACTCGTATACTAATTCGTAATATATCTTTTCTGCATCATCTCCTTTTCCCAGGGCATACTCACTAATATAATCACAAATCTTTAAGAATGACCGTTCAAATCGTCTTGTATTGTCATCAAATTCAATATCATCTGGTATTAGAAATTTGTTCATAACTTGAACGCTCTTATAATACCTAAGTGTGCTTATACACTTCTTATATGTTTCCATATTCGTCATAACTACTTCCTCAACATTAAATTCAGCATCGAACTTTTCACTTAATACCCCTTCTAAATAGAATGGTATAAATCTGTTCGCAACAGCCTTTGTAAACATCATATCAAAGAACTCTTGTCCTTTCTCTACATAATACATAGGCGGGTTGTAAATAATACCCAAACTTTGTTTGCTAATATCATATTCTTCCATAGTATCTTCTGTGGCTCTACTTCTTTTAGTGTATTTGTTAAAGTAAGCTCCGATAGCTAGTAAGAATTGTTGTAGGTTGAATTTATCGTCGGTCTTTAAGTTACCTAATTCATTAAATATTAATAGTGGGTTTTTCAAAGAATATTCCAATTTAGCAAATGTTGCTCCATAGATATTGGCTGTTCCACCAACTAAATCTCTAACATTATTAATTACACTATCTTTTCCAAATCCTCTCTCGGCTATAACTCTAAAGTTTATACGATTTACCCAAGCAGTTGTTAGCATTATCTTATATAATAACCAATGTTTAGCGTTAGTATGCTCGAAATCAGCCATAGTATCTATCAATTCGGTAAATGATATAGCTTTTACTTCTGGTATTTTAACACTATCATAGGCATTTATAAAGTAAAATACATTCTTATTGTAGTCGGTTTCAGTCTTTTTAGTTACTACAATAGGTAATAAGTCTAATACTGACTTATCATCTGGAAAATCTTCTAAGAAAAATACATCTCTTCCTTTTTCAAGAAAGAATCCATAATATTTATCTTTATCTTTAGTTCCATCATCTCTAGGAACTGATATTGTTTTCTTTTTACTTATAACATTCTCCAATGTTAGTATTCCACTAAACATTTTGTCGTTAAACAGTTGGAGTGAGTCATTGTGAAAAATATTTCTTACCATAGTTTTGTCTCCCCTGATTGTACGGCTGGTTTTTTCGTTGTTCTTTTAATTGATTTCTTTTTACCTTTAACAGGCGAATCGTGTGCTGGCTTTACAAATGATTGTAATACCGTAGCATTTCCATAAGCATCATATTCAACTTTCGTCATAACCCATAAAATCATTCCTTTCATTTGTGTACCTCACAATTACATTCTTCATTACATTGTTCACAATTTGAACATCTATTTAAAGGGTCATCTTTATATCTCATTCCTTTCATTTTAAATCTCCAAATCTTGAATGTATAATATCTGTAACTATTTCTTTTATCCATTTATTATTAATGTCAAACCGTTTATCAATATCTTTCAATATTAAATCTCGGACTTTCTTAACGTGGTGTTCAGAGTATAAAACATAACCGTGCCCACAAACTTCATCACCATAAGTTTTAGTTTCTGCTAAATTCCAATGTTTGACAATTTTTTCTCTTGTAATTTCAGTAATTACTGCAACACCATCTTTCCAATATCCAGACACTTTTGTTAAAGTATTATTGTATTTATCTATTCCGTGAAATAATCTTTCATTGCACGTTTTCATTTACGTTTCCTCTTTTGAATTGGTGTCGATGTGGACACTTCTTTTGGTTGTAAATCTATTAATTTATTAACAGCCACTTCTAAGTTATATATTTTCTGGCTATAACTTATTATGGTTTTATTTTGGGCTGATGTTAAATTTATAAGAGTTTTTATTTCTTCTTCCAATTCTTTTATTCTACCATTGATTGTAGGTAGTTCATCTAATAAATCTCCTTTCTTAATCATTTAAATTCCACCTTTTTTTTACTCATATGGAAGTCATAAAAATTAACACAATTTTTACAAACTCTCCATTTGTAGTTAGTTACATCATAATCTTTGTTAGGGTCTTTAATAATATATTCTATTACTCCATCTCCACAACCTTGACATTGTATGTGTGGGTATTTCTTAAATATTCTATTATGGAATCTTCTATTAAAATATCCCTTAATATGATAGTATGGATTTAACCAACTCCAATTATAACGATGAGTATACTTTCCGTCTTTATTATTTCCTTTAATAACATATCCTTCACTTTTCATTTCTATTTTCATTTAATTTCAACTCCTCGTTTAATAGTATAACAAATTAATTACTCCAAATTTTATCTTTATGTTTACAACAAGGACATTCGACATTATAAATCGGTGTTCTTGCATTATCGGTTTCATGTTCAATTTCATAAGATGCCTTTAAATAATTAAAGACACATCCACATTTACTACATTCAACCAATTCATCTAAGTCTATTTTCATTTTTCCTCATATTCTTCTTGTGTACCAAATAGACTCTTCTGATGAAAGCCCATTACTTCTTTTCCATAATCTATATATTTTTGTGATAATTCCATACCAATAGAATTACGTCCTAATTCTCTAGCTTGTCTGGACACAGTAAAGGTACCTGCAAATGGGTCTAATACTGTATCACCTGGATAGCTATATAATACTATACAACGTTTAGCCAATTCATTTGGAAATGGCGCATCGTGAAATGTTTTGTTTGTTTCTGGATTGATATACCATGTTGCTGTAAGCATATCTTTAGGGATTTCAGGGTAATAACTTCTAATACTAACAAAGTCCTTTTGTTCTCTTTCTCCTGGTTTCTTATAAACCATAATATATTCTGTATTGATATTTGCGTGCCATGTCATTGGTCGTCCTTTGTTCTGATACCAACCACCACATCTTAATTTAGCAGCACCATCTGGTTTAACCCAAATAATATCTTCAAGAAATTCAAATCCAACTTCTCTAAATAATATATCTGTATCAAATGGTATACCATATCGTTTACCATTATCAATTACAGGACTTGTATTCCAAATAACTATTCCGCCTGCTACCGTCTTTTCGAACAAATCAATTAGAAGTCCTTTAATCTTATTAAGATAATCATTATAGTTTTCATTATTACCAACATTCACATTTTCCATATTGTAAGATTTTGCATTAAAGTATGGAGGAGAAGTTACAGTTAAGTGAACAGAATTACCATCCAATTCTTTGACCCTCGTTAGAGAATCCCCGGTATATATTGTATGTTTCATTTTAGTAGTATTGCGCGCTTCCCGAGTCGAACGGGACCAAGTAATGAACTGAGGGACTCCGACCGAGCACACATAGTATAAGAGTAGTTGACCGCCTCGTAAGGTAAATAAAGGTTCACTATCATCGCTTCACAGCCAACTACTAAAGATAGCATAAGTGGTGTATGGTTTTAAAGTCACAACACCATTGACTTGCAATTTAGGTTTTATTGGGGAAAAACCAAGCGCGAGTGCTGAAAAACCTTCCTCGTCTAGACTTGAGGATTATAAATGGGCTTATTTGCCCTCATTATAGACTGCCCATAATTTCTCATGGCTGTCTGCTGGTATTTTATAAGTATCACTCTTTGCAAAATTTATAAAATCTTCTTTAGTTCCTTCTACAATGTTATTATCTACAAAGTTCTTAAAGTCTTTTAAGAATCTACCGTGATTATCTAACACATTTGGGGAATTTTCTGGGGTTACTCCATCTTCGACCAATTCAGTCTGAAATGTAGTATAAAATCCTTTCTTTCCTTTTTTAGGGACTAATGTTACTTTAATCTTAACATTCTCTTTTGTTCCACCTGTGTGTCCTAAGAATTGTTTATGTAATCCTTCTGATGGAAAACATACTGCTTTTCCAGTATATAATTCAGGTCTAGGTTTTGAATTACCTTTATCATATACTTTTACATTATCAACTACCATAGGCCAGAGAAACCATTCTCCCCATTTATTTGTTCCATCAGCAATAGGTTCAGCAGAATCTAATGTTATAGTTGCTGACTCTAATGCTTCCATTTTTCCTGGATTCCAGGACGGGTTTTGTTCTTGTTCGTTTTCAGTCATTTTATTTTTTTTTACCTCATACTTTACTTAATCAATAAACTCTTTTGGAAGTTCTTTTTCTGTATTACACTCTTTACAAACGGACGCAAATACTGCTAATCCTTTATCTACTTTATCATCAGGCACAGAGACAATATCAAATTTCTCTTTTTCCTTTTCAGATTTAAGTAGTTCCCGTTTACAAACATAACATACAGAATCTCTATCCAACTTTGTAGTTATTTGTTTCCAAATAGCACCCATATCAGATAATGCTTTTGTTACTGGTTCTACATTTTCTAATTGGTTTTCTTCTTTCTGCAACAATTCATCGGCATATTGTTCTGCCTGTTGTTGTTCTATTCCTTCATCTTTCATCTTTCCCATTTTCAAATTCCTTCAATATTTAAATCTATCATTTTTTGTTACTACTAGATAGTTAATACTAGTTTCTTTATAAATGTTTCGGTTGTTCCTGTATGATTAAAATACCGATTATTTTAATTTTAGAATTAAAGTCCCACCCAGTTTCCTTATTTCTTTAACTTATCTATTTTATATGATAATATTGTTAATCCACTTATTTTCATTTTTTCACCTTATTTATACATAATTTAACATCTTCATTAATTTCTTTGTCTGTAAACCTGAATAATTTATAACCTTCTTGTTTTAATAACTTATTTTTTCTTAAATCTCTGTTTTTATTATCTGGTAAATTATGCCAATATTCACCGTCTACTTCTATAACAATTTTATTTGGTAATACAAAATCTAAAAACATTCCGTGAAAAGGAACTTGCTCTTCATATTTTATACCTTGTATTGTTAATTCTTCTGCTGTTTTTATTTCTAGTGATGATTTTGGACTTGAATGTTTATAACAATTCCAACATAAACCATTTAATTTCCTTTTCTTCAATTCTGATTTTTTTAATAATTTAATTCTTTTACATTTATCACAAATAACTTTTATGTTTCCACCTTTCCAATTAGCGTTTATTTTACCAGGTTGTGAACATTTTTTCCTACTTTCAGGATTATTCATAGGGTTATTATTTTTCATAAATTCTGATTGTTTTAAAGACCTATCATTATTTTGTATTAAATAATTTTGTTGTGATTCTTCCCTTGTTCGTGTTTTAATATTATTCTCATTTAACACAAATATTATATTACTTGAATTTAATTTATAAAAATTAGCTATTTCTGTTGCGGATTGTGTTTTATATTTGTTTTTAATATCTTCAATCTCCTCTTTAGAGAAAATTAATTTACTATTAAATCCTTCCCCTATTCTTTCTACCATTATTACTTTTTACGACCTTTAAGTTCCTTAGCTTTATATCCTCTAGGCACTTTTTTAGTTCCACCGGACTTTTTAAAATTTAAATTTCTTTTATGTTTTTTATCATGTTCACCACGTTTACTTTTCGGTATTTTTTCTAAGTTACTTTTACGGTTGTCCTTAGAATCTCCATTTTTATGGTGAACTAGACTTCCATCATTTGGTTTTGCTCCAGCTATACGTCTTGTAGCCCTTCTTCCGTCTTTCCAGGCGGGATTCTTTTTACCTTTCATAGCTGCCGCAATTTTTCTTCTTGTTGAAGGTTTTTGTGGCCTGCCTAATTCTTCTTTTGTTTTTTCCATTTAAAATACCTCTTGATTATCAAAAAACTGGTAATCGTCCTCTTTCTCGACCCATGTCCTTTCCAGGATTTGTTTTTTTTCTTGGTGTTGATGTTAATCCTGATTTTACAGCGTCTATAGCCCCATTAGTATCTCTAACTACCTTTGGCGGTATAACTGCGTGAACATCCACTGAATTCTTTGTAATTGCTGGTGTAATATCGGTTACCCGAATTACAACCTCAATTTCTTTTGATATCCCACTAATTATTTCAGCAGAAGGATATTTTGCTTTAATCAATTCGATTATATCGTTTTCCTCTAGCACTACTTTTACCATCTTCTTTCACCTGTCATAAGTTCTACAAATTTTTCTTCTGTTCTATTAGCCATATCGTTTCCTGTAATATTCCATATTGTATGGTGTATACTTTCGTGTGCGGTAATTTGTGTAAAAAATCTTTTTATAGAATTAAATACCTTTTTTCTTTTGAAATCTAAAGAACCAATATTAATACTGGTCTTTTGATTATCATAATTATACCATCCATTTAATTCATCTGAACTGGATACTTTTAACTGTACCAACTGATTTTTTGTAAAATCGTGTCCCAATATAATTTCTAATTCCAACTTTTCACCTCTATAATAAATTAAAAGGGTCATCAACATCTACAAAAACTATTAAGTCCTCATACTTGTTTAGATATTCCTTTGTTTTTTTCTTTTCACTGTCCCGAACTTCTATGAATGGACGTGGTAATTCGGGAATTACAACATCTACAATCTTACCTTCTTTTAGATAAGACCTTGTAAAATATGAATATTTGTTATTATGTGCCCAGTTACATATTTTTTCTATTAATGCTCTATGTCCTGGTGTTGTTCCAGGGTCGTGAATTATAGCACCTTCGATTATACGTTTGGACAAATCGAAATATTTCCTCTTGAATGTATTTAATTCAGTTTGGTTCAATTTATCCTCTGTTTCTAAATATATGTAATAATTTGCTTATCCTACTATCTTCCGCGTTATCTCTACAAAATAGACACTTGTAATATAGGTCTCCGTGTGGGCAAACTCTAAACTTCTTCATCATTTTCTCTCCATAATTTGACACATTTAATATGAGCGCATTCCGTTAATCTTATGTTTTTACAATCACAAGAATACCTATCTTTTAATATCTCATATTTAACATTCCAAACACCTGTGTTTGCCTCAACACAATATATACTTTCGTTGGTAGTTCTCCGTAAAGGGAAAACCTTCTTGTTTATGTAATACTTCAAAGCCTTTTGGTCGCTCTTTTTCATTATTTGTCACTATATAGTAGTTATTCATTTCTCTTTATAAATGTTTCGCTTCTTCCATATGTTTTAACTACCCTATTATATTGTAAGTTCGCATATATAAATGTTTCGGTTGTTCCTTAGAAAGATTTTTAACCCGAAACATTCTAATCCGCATTGACGCCGACTCAATAGTCGGAAACATTACTTTTTAATATGACAGGTTCTACATTTATCCTATAAACCTCGAAGTAATCATATTAGTGGTTATATTCTCCTCCTAAATATGTGTGCTTGTATTCTATACATAGCCAATACACACAATATCATTAATCCTATATCATGTCCAATAGCACCCCACATATAATAAGGGACTATCAGTAATAGTGTTATAAGTGCTAGGAAATAATAAAAACCATATACTGTAGCAAGTCTTTTATCCCACCATTTATTTAGTTTATTTACATTCATTTTCATTCTCCTTTTTTAATTTAGCATTTCGCCTCTTAATATCTTTAAGAATAACAGCCAATTCTTTCTTTGTTTTCTTAGCATCTTCTAACATAAGGTCTATTTGATATTCTATTACCATGTTACTTCCACTCTCGTTATATGTTTATATCTTCGCCTAGCTTTAACCCAAATCATATTTTCGTCTTCAGCTTCCTCTAAATAACTATGATGTTCTCCTGTTACATCCGAACATTTCGTATTCTCGTATAAAGGACAATCTCCTATAACTTTATTATGAGGGTTGTGTTTTGGATTTCTTTCTAACTTTACCGTAACTATTGCTTTCATTTTATATCACCGCTGTTATTTTAGGAGCATTATTTTCTCCAATTTTATCAGTATATTCGTCCCAATTAGAATCTGAATCCTTTATAATAAAATGTTTTGCGTCTAGGTATCCGTACAAATGAGCCATTTCATGCATAAAGGTCTCTATAACATCTATTACAGTTTTTCCTCTTAGATTTATAACTATATATTTCGGGTAAACTATCTTACCATCAATAGGCTCTTCTATATTAAAGTATTCTTGAGGCATAGTTACATACATAACATTCCATTCACCATCTTCTATAATCGATGAGGCATTAATTAGGTTAGCATTAACACATTCATATTGTCCTTCATATTTTTCTTTAGCTATAAAAAACCCTACAACTAAGCCTGTTATTAAAGCCATAAGTAATATTATAAAAAATATGTCTTTGTTCATTTTACTCACCGTCTTTTATTTGTTCAATAAACTCGTCCCAATATAGTTGGTTTTCACTTGCGTCTATCAATTGGTCTTTACAATGTATCTCGTCTGAGGCATAGTCTAATAACCATTCCTCATATATTTCTATTATCTTATCCGTTAGTTCTTGTTTCATTTTCGAATCCCTCCTTTATACTTATGTTTGATAGCTTTAGTTCATGTTCTACCAATTCAAGTTGTTTTTGTAAATGTCCTCTAATTATCTTTAATTCGGAATTACTTCTATTAGCCAAAAACATTTGGTAGTCTTCAATTTGGTCTGCGTTCATTTTTAATCACTTGTCCAATGTGGTTCATCTTTACGAATCTTATCTAATATTTTATGACAATCCTCATCCATTCGTCCAAAATTCCAATCTATCAATTCTTTTAATTTTTCTTTTAAATCCTCGTTCATCGTCGTTCACCATAGTATTGTTTCCAATCAATTTTATCATCAACTTGGAATTTAGGTGGTAATGGTGGTGAGTCCCACCCATATTTTTTATAAGCGTAAAAGGATATTTCCTCAGCGTGTTCTATTGGTATATCCATTTGTGCTGTTTTTCTCCACCCCATTCTTTCGTATAATCCAATTCTATCGTGATGTCTACCACGTAATTTAATGGTGCAATTTTTATCTGCATACCATTGTTTTAATCGTTCAATTTCTTGTAGGTTTCGTGGAGTTCTTTTAAACTTTTTCACAAAATTAGGACTTACCATTTTCCTCACTCCATTCTAAATTAGACCAGAATACTACTTCTGGTGTAGAATTATTCCTATTAATATCATCTTCCAATTTATCAAATATTACTGTTTCTAAAACATCTTTTTCTATTTCCTTATCAAAATCAGGTAATTCAACTATTTGTTCAAATGTGCAGGTTATTTTATATTTCATTTAGTCACCTCGTATCCATAAATAGAATTGGTTTACTGCTACTATTATTATTGTTATGCTCCAAAAAGCAAATAATAACCCCTCTAGTTCAGTATCCATATCGCTCATTGTAATATTATTCATCCATCTTGTAGTTAAAGCATATCCTGTTATATATAGTATTATACTTGCTACAACAATTCCTATTATTAATATTGTCATCATTTTATAAGTCCAATTTTTTTAATGCTTTGTCTATCTCAGGTTTTTCTTCATCTGGTAGTGATTCCCAATATTCCATCCATATAATAAATCCTCGTTTATAATTATCTAATTCGTCCAATCTTTTAGCTACTACAATTGGGTCTATCATTTCTCCGCATATTTCACAACACCATTCGTTTGTAGCAGTTGGAATTATTAATTCGTGTTTACATATCATTTTCTTGTTTCCTCTACTTCAATATCATAACATTTACTATCTTCCTTTAAATCTTGTCCTTCCAACAAACTTTGTGCTTTTTCTCTAGCTTCCTGTTCATTTTTAGCTTCAACGGTTATACAAACATCTCCAAATTTATATAATATATCGTATTCTTTCATTTTTTCTGGTCACCTTTTAGGTAGTCGAATTGGCGCTTATGTGGCACAATTCAAAATTGACCTTCATAACTTATTTGGTGTTCATCATACAAGTCATTAAGTTCCTTTTGTTCTTTTGGGTCTAACATTTCCATTATTGCTGACCAGTCAGAATTATATATGAATTCCCTCTTTGCTTTGTTTTCTAAATGTTCCATTCGTAATTTGTTTTCTTTATCCATCTTTTTTCACCTCATATAGTGTTTTTCTAAGTATGAGTCCAGGAAGCAATCGCTTCCCGGACAAGGAGGCACTATTAAATATTATATTTCATATACTTTTGTACCTTTTTTTACTTTATTAGCCTTATTATTATTATCGGTATTGATAGCGAATATACCTATATCCGCCTCAATACCAAATTCCTCTTTCTCTCGGGTGGTCAGTTTGGACGCATCCAAATATTTAATCGTCATTTTGCTTTACTCCATTTACAATTTTTGTTAAGGCACTCATAATTAAAAAAGTTTAAATGTATGGCGTTAAAAGAATATACTCTACTAATTAGTTTTTTTCTACATTTAGGACAAAGTGGTTTCATTTTAGTCTTCCTCGTTGAATTGGCGTTGATGTGCCTTTACATTATTAGTGATGGGTTTATACCTAATACACATTTTTTACAAAACCAATTCCAATCTGGGTCAGCTTTGCTAACTATCATTGTTCCATCTTGTTTGATGTCTACTAATACTTTTCCGCCCTCAACTCTTACAAATTGTTGTCTAAGAGGGCTACGTTCCATTTCACCTTTACAGTCTGGGCATTTACGCTTTCCATCTAGAAAATTTGGCCCACCCATATATTCTGCTAATCCTCTTGTTGTGTTTACATATATTTTTGCAGTTTCTTCCATTTTTATTCCTCCTATGCAGTAAAAACATTTATCATCATTATCTCCATATATTTGGTCGTCTTTAACCATCCGTTTACAATTAATACATTGTTCCATTTTATTTCTCCTTTGACAATTAGTGGGAGAGGTCTAGAATACCACACCTCTCCCTTAATTTTTATCGCAGAATTGTCCTGTGACATTTCTACCTGTTTGTTATTCAGGACTATATCTTGCTAGTCATCTCCTTATACATTCTAGCGGATGCAGTTCCAATGGCTTTCTTTGTATTTTGGGACTCGACTATTTCTCCTTTAGCCTCTCTTAAAACATCTTCTATCATAGCCTTAACTACAGCTCCTGTTTCTTTAATATCATCGGGATTTCCAAGTTTGTCAAGAACGTGTTTCATCCTCATTTCTGTAACCCATTCAATAGCTATCTCTCTAGCTTCCTCTAAGATTTTTAATTTCTCTGGGTCTACTTCTCTTACAGTCTTTGTTTCGTTGAATTCCTCTCTTTTATGTTTTACAATAATTCTGTTACCGTTGCTTTTAGTACACTCAACTAAAGGTCGTAATACAATACCCTCAGCAATTTTATCTTCTACAATACCATTTCTTTTAGCTTGTCTAGAAGGTATATCTCTATAACCATTTAAAGTTTCTAATTTAGTATCGCATTTTACCCAATCAACAAATTCTTGGTCTAACTTACAAGCTACATCATAAGCATTTGGTACGTCTAACCAAGTATCTCCAATTTTAACATCAAATACTATAAACTTTAATTCTTTACCATAAGTTTCACTCATACCTTGTTGTTTTCCACCATAAGCTTCACCAAATAATGTAACATCTGGACAGTCTTGTTCCTCAAAAACTTTACAATAAAGTTCCTCTAGTTTAACCGAATTAAATAATTTAATAAATTTATCGTGTTTTTCTCCACCAGAAAAGAATGATACTCCATCTTCACTGGTGAATTTAATATGTGCTGATGTTCCGTGTATCTTCTCTAAAGCGTAACATTCTTTGAACGCCATAATATCTGTATTCTTATACAGGTTCTCTATGTGCATATATCCCATTTTAATTTAAAACCTCTTTGTCTTTATTTTTCCAATCCTCTTACTCGTCTCCTTTATTATAATATACCCCTAAATCATATTCTGTAAAACCACTAAATGAGGCTTCTGCGATATAAGGGGTTACTTTACATATTTCTATTACAATACTACATTGGTATTCTAAATTTTGCACCCTCATACTATGAACTTCAAAATAATTATCCTTTATATTACTGATAGATAATTCTTCTCGGCTTTCAAGAGTTTCAAAGAATGTTTTTATTTGGTCTTCACTAGTGTTTTCCTCAAATACTATTTCGATATTTGCAAATCCGTATATTCCCATTTTATCCAAATAACGCTCCTATTTTTTTCTTTTTAAACAGTTCTGGAAGTTCATCAATAGCTACCCTAAATTTTGATTTATGAGGGTCTCCTATCTTAATCTTTAATAGGTATAATTCCCATCTACTTTTAAAACTTAATCGTATATGTATTGTTTCCATTTTATTCTTCTCCGAATAAAGGTGGTAAATCTCTACATCTTAATTGTTCGGTAGCATATTTTTTATCTATTGTGGTTTTTTCACCCCAATATGGTATTATCCAATCATCGCCAATTCCTGTAACTACTTCTATTTGTACCGTATTTTTATTTTCTTTTGTGATATTATATATAGCGTAGCCGTCACCCATACCTTCTTGTATGTATCTACCAACAAGTATATTCTTTTCCTTAGATTTTTTATCCTTTTGTTCTATCTTTGCCCAATTTTCATCTGTCTTTTTGAAATAGGCACAAGTTTCACAAATAGATATGTCCTCATCACTTGGTGTTCTTGATGGTAAGCTACATAACCTACATTTAAATTCATCTGTTGGTAGCCCCATTATTTGTCACCTTTTTTCTTGAATTCAGCAATTGCTTTTTCCTGTCGCAATTTATCCTCTACATCACGAATCCCACTACATCGGTCTAAATGATTACACCATTTACACAATTTGGATTGTTGTAATGGATAATCCTCTTTTTCAAGGGTAGCATCAACTTTATCACGTAATTCAAGGGTTGCGTCCAGGGCTCGTTTAACGCGTTCTGGTGACACTCTTGTTGCGACCTCGTATCCGTATCTAAAATAGATAATACTGGTCCAATCAGCGTTTAAACCCTTCACACGATTGTATAAGAGAGCGTATAGCCCTGTTTGTAATTCATAATCATCTTTTATACCTAATCCGTACCTAGAACTTGTTTTATAATCGCCAAGTGTTGTATCACCATTAAAGTCTATGTGGACTCTATCTACATATCCTCTTAATCTTAATTCTTTGTCGGCAAGATATAACTCTTTCATTTGTGGTCTAACTAACATATAAGCGTGAGCCTCATTTTTAGCTTTTCCAATGTGAATTAGAAGGTCCATATCGATTCTTAATTTGTGGATATATGAACTAACCATATTCATACAATCCTTTTTCTCAACAGCCAGTTCTTCCGGCGTTAATGAGAGAGAATCCAATTCTTCCTTTTTCTTTAGCCAAGCTCTTTCAAATAACATTAAAGCTTCTCCTTCTAAATCTTTTTTGAAGTAGGCTTTTTTCTTAAAGAAATCCTCAAATACCTTATGCACAACATTACCTTTTACAAGATGTATATTTAATTTAGTTGGTATTTTAAGGATATAACTATAATAGAATTGTCTTGGGCACGACTTATATGTTAATATAGAAGTAGGGCTCAATTTGAGCGGTTCACGGGGTGGTACCCCCTGGTTCCCCTTTTTACTACTTGTTAAGGATATATCCTTTACAGGTTGCTTAGTTTTGTTCAAGGTGGTTCCCCCTGGTTCCCCACCGTCGTTGTTTTCCGGTCCATCCTTTAGTATAGTAGTTTGACTATTTAAATCTTTCGTTTCTTCCATTTTATTTATTCTTTCCTCCTTCGTAAATATGTTTCTTTCCAATTAACTACACCATCAGAATTAGATATAGTAGCGGTAGGGGATATTGTTCCTGTTTCTATATCCTCTCTTTCTATTCTGTCTTCCTCTTGTGCAATTTCCATTTCTTCTTGGGTATCGTATTCTTCAACATTACTAGAATTACATTCTCCACATTCTATATTATCAGGACCATCAGTAACTTCGCTATCGTTGGTATCTCTATCTCCCCAATCTATAACTTCTCCATCACCATTTAATGTAACAGATTCCGTACAATATTCCGTAACGTTTTGTATGGCATCAAAACTTTCATCGTGTCCGCAATCTCTACATAAATATACCATTGTTAATCGTCCTTTAAATCATTAGCTATTGTTGTTCCTCTAAGCATACTATAAAATTCTGGTATTTTTTCTAGTAATCGAAATAGACCTATACCAACAATTTTAGCTGCCACTTCTTCATTGGATATTTTAATATATCCTTTTCCTGTATTATGAAATCTTATTATATTATCATCCGTATAGTAACTATCTGGATACATAGTTGTAGCTGCCGATAAAAAATGAACCATAGTAGATGGACTTACCGTTTCAACATATGTATATAATTCAATTACCATAGTGAATATTCCAATCATATTTATTATCGGTATGTTTTTTTAATGTGAGTTTCATTTTACACCTTCGTAATGTTCTTTCCAACTTTTAGCAAATATTAGGTCATCAGCAATTAAAAACCCTATTGAATTTGGTCTTTTAGCATCTATGGTATAAAAATATATACCACTGATAGAGTCTATTATCCCTATATCGCCTTTTTTAACTCCATATTTCTCGAAATAATGTTTCCAGACATAATCAGTTTTGCCTTCTTTTGTACCTCTGTATATGATTCTGTCTCCTACTTTAGGTATCATAGTATCATCTGCCGTTGATGTGGTATCAATTTGATTTTCCTGTATATCTTTCACGCCAACTATTTGAACAGTGGGTTGACATAAAACTATCATAGGTGAAATTATTATTTTCATCAGGTAATGGTTCTTTTTCGCCTCTAGGATGAACGCATTTATCGTTACAAACTAGGAAATATCTAGCATCATACCAATAATCTCCCTTTACAAACATTCCATCTTCTATACAAACGTGTCTATATCCCCATTTTTTGAATATGTTCCAAAGTATTTTTTTTTGTTTTATACTTTTTCCATAACAATCAATATCTAGGGTATCTTTGAATTCCATTCTTTTCCTCCTCATTCATACTTTATCTCTGAAGGGAATTCATCTTTAGGTGCTATAAAAATAGATGGCGGATAACCCCAGTCGCCGACATACATTGTTGCTATTGATTTACCCTCTGCAATATTAACCATTTGTCGCATTATTTTACCGACTAATTCTGTATTAGATGAAAAAGTCCCTTTCTCGCCACATTTTAGTGTAGTCATTGGTCCACTTGGGTCTAGGCTTTCTTCATATTGTTTTATCCATTCTTCGTTTCTATTCTTTAGGTCAACAAAATAAAACCTTTGAGCTGTTCTGCCTATTCTACTCTCTCCCCAAATAACAGGAAAATTCTTTAACTTATCCCATAATAATTTTCGTGCCTTTAAACTATCAAAGCCACAGAAATAGATTGTGTTTTCTTCTGGATAGATTTCGGATTTCTCGTCTAACTTTCCATCAACTACGGCTACATCATAGTTATAGCTTTCCTTCATAAGCTTTTGTATTGCCGCTGTTTTCTTCATTCCAATGTGTCTAATATCAAATTCTTGTGAACCAATATTATCACTATCTACGGTATCATAATCATATCCAACAATATCTGTAAAGCCTGTTAAAGCTAATTGTTTAATAAGATTACTACCTATTGACCCAATTCCAAATACTTTAACTTTCCATTTGGAAATTTTACTGGAGTCTATTATGTTTGCCTGTTTTGCATTTGTTATTCCGCTCATTTTATCCCTCCTAATATAAATAATTATTTCCATAAGGGGCAAATCTATCTCTTATTGGATTGCCATGTCTTTCATTGAATTTTTTAATATCTTTTTCCTCAGAATATACACTATCCTTATTTAAAGTGTCCTCTAAAACATCTTCTGTAATAGGGTCTTCTTCATTACATAATGCCATTTCTTTTTCTATACATGAAAAATGGTCATAAAGGTTGTTGATACATTTTTTGTTAGGTTGTATTTCAAATGTTATTTTTGTATCTCCAATTATTTTTTTGAATTTTTTAACCCATATTTCAACAGCCTCATCGCTAAGGACATCTAATACCCAATCTTCAAAATAATCACTAACGGTTAGTTTTATATTACCGTTCTTTTTATCAACTTCAAATGTTGGTAAATCGTAATCATAGTTTTCCGCAGGTATATCCATTTCGAATTTCTGTTTAGCTTTGTTCCATACTTTACTTTTTACTGTGGTTGTTTTTTTAGTTCCTGGTTGGTCAGAAGTTGATGCATTACCAAGAGTAATATGGTCCTCGATTATTTTTTTACAAGTTTCCTCGACACTATAATCGTCATCGGACATAATCTCTACATCCTCTATGGTAGTCCAAATAGGGTCTCTCATTTCAATTCGTGCCTCATATTCAAAGTCACCATTATGTTTTATAGCCGTTTGCATAAAACCAAAGAATGGTCTTGCACAATTTTCTTCAGGCATAAATACATCAAAGGTATCATCTTCATCTCCTTGACTTGCTCCTGCACTTCCTGGATGTTTGTGCCAGTAAAAGATTATTTTACCAAAATCTTCTATTGATAAATCTCGGACAATAGGTCCCCAGTCTTCTGGTTTGAAATGAACGTGGACTCCATTAACTATTTGTTGTGGAAATACTAATCTTTCGATTACCATAATCCCGTCTTTAAGTTCACCGATGCCTAAAGCACCAATTTCTTTATCGAAATTCTTTGTAAACCATTTAATAATCCTCATTGGTTCTTCTAAAAATCTTATTACCGCCTTATATTTCGTCATTTTTCCTCCTTACTGGACTGATTTAAAGCCCTTGTATTTTTTTATGTTTACATCATATTCACTGGATGTTGTTAATTTCAATTGTTCTCCGTCTTTAATTTTACCCTCATCATTAATATTGATTCTGTTTCCCACTTGGTCAAAGACAGGTAGCCCTTGTTTTAATCGGTCGTCATAATAAACGGCGGGACTTATATAACAATCACTTGGTCTCCATCGTTTAATCCACATCCAAAATACATAGGCAAAATCTGCGAAGTTATTTTGTCCAATTAACTTAAACATCATATTTGGACCATCTCCACTTCCTAAACAAGGACTACCATCACTATTAGCGTGTGGATGCGCCTTACTATTTTCAAGAGTAGGATAATTACAAGATACAGTTATTGATGTTCCACCGTGTAGATGGGCTGTAATAGCACCAATAAACATTTCTCTTATAGGACCTTCGTTATTACCTTCAACATTTCTACCGAATTTACTTTTTATTGTTGTTTCTTTAAAGGTTATACTTATTGTTCCATCATTTAATTTAACATCTGTAATGATAGGAACTTTTTTAAGTTTTGCTATTTGGGCTAGAAAATCATCTACATTTCCAGAATTAACACTTTCTAATGCCTTAATATCTGCTCCCATATTTTCAGTCGCTTGGTATAAACTTAATAATTTGGATTCATAAGAATGTTGGTCATTCCTTTTCTTAACTAAATCGGTTTTTAATTTCTTTAACCTTTCTTCGCCTTCCCTATTAAAATTCTTAACTGTCATTAACATTAGGAATTTTTCATTATCAACTACTTCCATTTTAAGCGATTTAAAGGTTTGCTCAAGGTCTGCCGTTAGTGTGGTAATGTATTCTATTTCCTTATATGACATAACTTTTTCTAAATCAACTTTTTCAAATGGTGAAAAAAATAATATGACAAGGTTTCTATCAATGTAATATTTACCTATGATATTTATCCCACTCTTAATATCTTTTATCTTTTCAGTTGGTAGTGGTTTAATATTACTTCCAACATATCTAGGTTCTATAAACCCTTTAAGTTTTTTATATTTGGTGAAAAGGTTACTATGCATATCGGTATGTTGTGAGTTATTCATTTCGGGTTTTATACAAAGTGTTAGTTCCTTAAAAGCTTTTTTTTCTAACTCATATCCTAATGAGTCTTTGATTCCAACTTTTGTAAAGCCAAGGTCTTTAAACCATTTAGTTATTTCGTCAAAAACAATTTTGTTTTTACCTAATTTAGAAAGAGCACCATTTTTTATTTTTGAACTTGTCATTTTAAATATGGAGTCTCTGACATCCTTATCAGTAATATCCATATTATTTATATCTTGTAATTTTTTAAAGATTGGTTCTGCTTTGTCATCCACTTCTATTACGAAATCTCCGTCAAAGTCTTTTGGAAAGTTTATTTTTATTAACCCTTTACCTTCTAACATACCTTCTAAAATATCTTTTCCACCTTTGTTGCTCCACTTATGAGTTTTAGTTTTTCCTAATTGTGGAACTAATAAGTCTATTAAGGACACTTCTTTATTTTTTACCTTTATAGATTTTAGTTTTACTTTTATTTTAGGTTTAGCTGTTTTCTTAACAGGTTTACCTTCATCTTTTTTAATTCTTTTAATTGACATATTTTTCCTCCTTACTGGTTTAATGTGAATAGGATGTAATTAAAATAAAAAAATAAAAAAATTATTATGGTGGAAGTTATAAAGAACTATCAACACCTGGAACAATCATATAAACTGCACCATCAACTACTGGGTTATTATACATAACAACAGCACCATCAGATTTGTTCAATACTCCTTCTTTGGTTTTGTTGATGTTTACCCCAGCTTGGTCTAAAGCTTGTCCCATAGTAGAATTTACCTCTACGATACATTCTTTTACACCATTAACTCCTGGTCTTCCAAACTTAACAGTCGCATATCCAGCTCCTGATGTTGGTTTTGCTACAACTCTAGGAGTTGCTACGTCATTGTCCTGTTTGTTAAAAGCTTTTGTTACGGCTGCTTTCTCTCCGCCAGATAATTCACTAAGTGAACATCCGTACATTTTCCTACATATTTGTGCTTTTGTTTTTGTTGGCATTATATACCACCTCGCAGTTTTTTACTAACGGAACACAAGAATTGGTTCCAAGAATATGATTGTTTTCCATTTTTATTTTTCTTTCTTCCTTAATAGCATTAAGTAATTGCTCTTTATAAATGTTTCGTTTAACTATTGAGTAGTAACACTATATTAATCGGACTAATCCTCTATGTGTGAATATAATGGATGTGGTTGATAGGACACGGTATTGACTTTCTCCAAATACCTCAATAAACTTATGTAACATTATTGGTTCAAGATATTTAGACCTTTCGAATGTTGGATATTTGTCTACCCCAGTAGCCTGTTCAATAGCCTGGGATACTTTTGCCTCGCCCAATTTGACTTCTAACATATGGTGACATTCACCTTGTCCCTTTAGGATAAACTTGAATTTTGGACAATTACAAGAAGTAATCCTTTCGGACACTATCCAGTTGTTCTTTGTTCCTTTTACTTCAAAAGTTCCATCATCTTTTTTTATGTATGCCATTTTATTTAAATAAGAACCAATTAGCAGGTCCTAAGACTTCATACCAGCCTCTTTCCTGTGCTATTTGTTCCTCCTCTTCACAACCAATATCATTATATTTCCACAAACTAATAGGTAATTTTATAGATATTTTTCCTTCATTATTATTATCATAAACCTCGAATACTTTTCCTTTCATATCATTTATCCAACAATTTCTTCTCCAAGATGTCTCGTTACCAACAATTAGTTTAGCTACCATACCAGGGACTACTTTATCTTGTTCTAATGGAATGAATCCATCCGTATTATATCGTTCTTTCCAATTCATTTTGACACCTTTATAAAGCATTTAGGGTTATAAGAACAGGAGTCTCCAAACATTAAATATCCTTTCTTAGTGATTTTGGTTATTGTATATACCTTACCAACAAATAATGACCCTGAAGAAACAAAGTCCCCGCAAATCAGTAAGGCATTTAACCTATTTATCATTTTAACTTTATCCCCTACTTTGGTTTTGTTGGTATAGTGTTCTTTCCACATCTTAGTTTACCTTAAATATGTATGAGAACATTGGTCCGCCGTTACTGTAGGCGCCTCCTGTAACCAATGATAATTCATATCCTGTATCTCTTGCTAATTGGTAAATGTAATCTAATACCTTTCCAATATCTGGATATATAAATGTATTGTCTTTCTTTTTGGTTCTTGCTGAAAAAGTTATACCAAGTATTGAACCTTTAGCTAACATTTCTTCACAAAATAGTAGGAGTAAATCATCTTTAGGTTTGAAATTAACATTTCCGTCCCAAGAACTCATATAATCCATATAAATACAACCTATCTCTCCTTTCCTATCTTTATGTAAGTCCAGAAATTCATATAAGGTCATATTATATGATTTTTTGTGATGCCTTTTAATAGTATTATAATCTGAGGAATTATTAACATTGTGAATTTGTGTAGGAGACCATCCAGCCTTTATAAATGCTTTGGTTGTTTTCATAGCAGAACCGTCTAAAATGATTGCTTGTTTACTCTTTAATCCCATTTCAGCTAAGGTATTGTTAATTTCTTTTTTAGCCACATTATCCTGAATTTTCTTTTTAGACTTTTTTACCTTAGATAACGCCATTTTTGTATCTTTCTCGCCAAAGCCTTTAAATTTATTCATATCTATACCTCCAACTAAATCCTTTTTCCAATATTAAAAATATAACTATTACCGTTCTAGTAATTGCGTCCATATCATTATTACTATAAATAGGCCAACTTCCTTTACCAGCACTATACCCATAATTTTTAGTGCAAAAGTCCCTTCTTTCTCTTTCTGATGTTAGACCAATCATATCTAAAGGTACGTGATTATTACCAATGGATATTGTATTATCTAAAAAGGTTGCTGTAACTTTAAAGGACCCTTTATTTGCACCTTTTGTAAATTTTAAAGTATCACCTAGTTCTAAAGTGTTACCCTTTAGTTCTTTACTGTGTCTGTAAGTGGTCATATCTTTTCCTCCAACTTTTAAATTTAGGGGTTTCTAACTCCAATTCATATTCCTCTACACACCAAGATATGGAATTATCTGCTTCCCTAACACTATATTCACTAATACCAAGACTTTCTACTATTTCTAGGTTTCTTAATCCTGATGAAAAATAGGTAGCGTTACGGCTATCAGGTGATTTGAACCTTACTTTGTCTCCTTTTTTGAACTTACTCATATCTATCCCTCCAACTTGTATATACTAGCATTAATTGGCTTTCTATAATACCACCGTATCCGTCTATATCTATCCAATGATTTCCAGGAAAAATAGCTGATATTTCCTTAATTTCGGTAATTATACCTATATATCCAGTCTTTAGTTCTGGAGAATTATTTTTATGGAAATCTCCATCTATCACTTTTACTTTATCCCCAACTTTGAATTTCATTTTTTACCTCATATCTACCTTTCCAACTGAAATTTATTACACTAAGGCTACGTTTTGAATGTCCTGGTCCAAATTTCTTTAATTCGATATTATTACCAACATCCGTTATAACATCAATATCTCCTATTACCATACCGTTATATTCATCCCCGGTACGTTTAACTGTTTGTCCAATCTTAAAGTCTTTGGGGTTCACTTTCTCCACCTCATAATTTCGGACCATCCACCTTTTTTGTGCTTTCCACAAGGTAATTTAATTAAGTTGCCTAACTTTTTCTCTAATTCATTGATGGTATCTTGTTTAGGATATATTTCTATGTTTCTAATACCGTATGTTTTTAATCGTGATTTTATTAATTCCCTAAGGAATCTTGGATGTTCTGGTTTTTCTGGAAATAACCATATGTGGTATCCTCTTCTACCTGAGAATTCAAGGACTGCTTGAAAGTCCACAAATAGGTCATACACTATATAGGCTAATCTTTTGTAAGGTTCTAAATCATTTCCTGGTTCTGTATCAATATCTATACAGGCAAACGAAATTAGTCCATCTTCTTGAATTACATATGAGCCTAATGTTTTATCACCTTTTAAATGGTCCTGTAAGTCTTTGGTTGTTATATCTCGTCTTACTGGTACATAGGAGCCTTTATTTGTTTGTATAGCAAAGGTATTTTTTCTACCTACGAACTTCTTGAGTTGAGCCGCCGTTATTGTGGTTTGTCTCATCTTATTACCTCGCCAAATTTCTTCATAAATGCTAATTTATCTTTATTGGATTTAGTTCTACTTACCGCAATACTGATTGGTTTCTTTTTTGTTCTTAAATGTGGTGGTAAACAAGTTGTATTATGTGTCCTTAATTTTTTCATTTTTTACCTCCATATCGTTCTTTCCACGATGAATGTCTTAAATCTCCTTCCATAATTTCTTCTACTCTAGTACATCCACCATCACTGAACCATAATGTTGGATTACCTTCACGGTATGATATTTCTGTAATGGTTAAATGTTTTTCTTTATCTATTCCTAAATTAGATATTACGCTATCTCCTACTTTCCAAATCATTTGTTTACCTCATAATTATAATGGCAGCCCTGTCGCCAGGGCTACCGTTTTGGCGTTGTGGTTCGCTTTATGGCATAATCTTATATCTTTCTCTCCAACTTATATTTGTTGGTATTAACATTTCACTTGCCCAGGACCATCGTCCTCCATCAATATTTAATTCATACCTTTCAAATATCCCATATTTTTTAGTTCTTGTTATTATAGCAATTTGTCCTTTATATTGTTTCATTGCAATTGTAACCGTACAATTATCATATTGTTTACTTGCTTCCAGGTCTTTTCTGATTAGAACTTTTTGTCCTTTTTTAAATTTCATTGTCTTCCTCTACTATACGGGACAATTCCTCTTCCGTTAGTAATTCATCCGCTAAATTCATTTTTTAGCCTCATAGTTTTCTTTCCAACTGAATTTACCTAGAATAATTTTAACACTTACTTCCTTATAAGTATGGTTATCAAAATAATCTTTATGTTCGGCATATGTAAAGCATCCATCATCTAAAAATAAATACCTTTTTTCTGTATATTGTATCGTATTTTCTGACCTACCCCAACTACAACCTTTTTCAAGTAGCGACGCCTGTATTTTTGCATTGGTAGATTGGTCAATTGTATCTATTTTATAACATCCTTTATTTAATTTCATTGTAATCCTCCTATTATCGATATTCCTATCATAAATATTACAAAAACTATACCCCAAAAGTTTCTTCTAATGTAGGATAGTATTGGTATCATCATATTTTCACATTAAAGTTCCACTAGGAACATATCCGTCTTCAAAGGTCTGAAAAGATTTGTTGTCCAAACGATTGACCGCTTTGATATGAATATCAACCTGTTTCTCAATTTTATTTAACTTGGAAGATATATGTTTAAGTAGTGTATAACCACTATCACCATTACCATCAACAAATTCATACCATTCTTCCAACCATAATTTTAATTGGTATTTATGATATTGTAAAGATTTTTCCTTTTTTAAATAATCATCAAATAGTCCCATTTTTATTTACCTCACTGAATTTATAGCGCCACAATTACAAGTGTATATTGTGGTATTGTATTCGTCCTGTTGATTAGGCGTTAATGTAGCCGAGCATTTGAAACATTTCATTATAATATCTCCATCATACCTATTGTTAGCATAGTCATAAATAGGAAAAATATTACTCCTATTACAAAACCAATACATATCCAATCGGAAGGATTATTTGGTAGTAAAAATTTTAGGTTCATTTTATTATCTCCACACTTGCTATATCATCGCTTTCCTCAAGCTCATTTTTCACAATCCATTCTTTTTCTTTTTTCATTTTTTCCTCCAATATTCTTTTCCAAAGGATTTCAAACTACCCATCATTATATTGTGTAATTTATCCTCATTTGTTAGCATATCTCTCCCTCCAATTAGTTGGTATCAGAATTAAATCTCTTGGGTCAAAACCACAATGCCTTAAACCATTTAAAGAATCTCCTGAAACTGTTCTATTAGGTTCGTCATCCTCATCCAAAAGGCTTGTAACAACTATACCTTTTATAAAAGGAATACAATCTTTACAACGGTTAGTTCTAGAACATCCACCATTGTTTCCAACAATCTTGTAAGCCTTACCTATCTTAATGTTTTTTTGTTCCATTATATAGTCGCCTCATATCGTTCTTTCCAAGTAAGATTTTTTACCAATTTCAGTTCTTTTTCTGACCATACACTTTCTTCTTCTTCTGAATATGGATTTATTGGTAAATAATATTTACGGTCTGAAATGGTGTTATTTATAACGGCTGTTATAATGTGTATAGTACCTATATATTGGTTCCATATTCCATCGTCTGCATTAGAAATGATTAATACCTTATCTCCTACTTTAAATTTCATTTATTATACCTCTTTCTCCAGGTTTTAAATGGTAATTTTAAATTACTGTTACGAATTCCCCAATCTGTAGAACCTTTTGTGTTAGGTTCTTCGAACCAACAAACATTTTGGATAGTATTTTCAACAGTTAAGATAGTGCCTGCATTATAACCATTATATTCTCCGATAACTTCTACCTTATCTCCTTTTTTGAATGTCATTCTTTGGTCTCGTATCGTTCCTTCCAAGTTGTGTATTTAACCAGTTCAAAATTATCTCTAACATAACAACAGTCCTGAAGGGGGGTAAAATCTTTTAAAGATATTTTGTTATCGTGTATTTCTGTTATTTCTGATATATCGCCTACTTGTATATTTTCGTTGACTGGATTTAAAGTCCTTTCTACTCTATCACCAACCTTGAATTTGCTCATTTTTCTACCTCTGTTTGTTTAACCAATGCTGTAGCCACAAATGCTCTATGTTTCATTAATCGTGTCCATTCTTTTTGTTTATCCATATCACACATAGTAGGAAATACCTCATACATATAATTTTGGATTAATGAAATATACCTTATAAGTGAAGTTATTGGTAATTGTTCTATAATTTTCTTGGTCAATAATTTCATTTTTGATACCTCCGGTATGCTTTTTACCCGTCCAATTTAGTAAATAGTATATAGGTGATGGTATCTAACCATAGGTTTAGGTATATGATTCGATGCCTTTTTGATGTTTTTTGGTATGGGTATTGTGAAAAAGCCCGGTTTACTTTTAGGTGTGCCAATTGGCGCGAATGTGGGTTAGCCAAAAATGTCCGGTGTTCTTTTTAGGGCGCCAATTGGTGTTAATGTGGCTCTGCCAAAAAAACTTTGGTTCATTTGTAAACCCCTAGTAGTTCTGCCTTTATTTGTGGCGCACAATCACTTTTAAGGATAGCTTTTATCCTTTCTTTATCGGTTTTATACTTTCCTAGATTTAGATTTGGTGTATGAGTTTGTCCCCATCTTTGATACATTTGTGCTTGGCGTTCTGTTTTATGGACGGGAACACCACCGCTTTTTCTGTTCGGTTCTGGTCTTCCTTTACTCTGTTCCATCACAAGTTCGGAGTATTGGATTTTATATACAGTCCATTCAATATGAGTTCCTTCAACTAAATCGGACACAAATGATGCCAGTAGTTCTGGAGAATTATTAAATATGGATAAATCTAGCTTTGGATTGTCTTGTTGGAGTATAGAAATAGGATTATTTGTGCTGTAAATGAACTTTGGATATTTACTTAGAAATTTTATTGTGGCTTGAGTAGCCCGTCTTTGTAATGTGGACTTATCAGTATCTGGATTTATTCGTATAGGCATTGTTTTCCTCCGTTATAGATATGCTTTGATATATGGAAAAATAAAAAGAAAAAAAATTAGTGGGGTGCTTTGGATTCCAGAATTACGCTTGGAAACCCATAATTTTGGCATAGACTTCTGGATTTGTTTCTTCCAAAATTTTCATAGCCGCATCATCAATTCCAGCAAATGTGGATTTAATCTCATCCAGTTCTTTTCTGGCACCAGTTCTACTTCCAGCTAGTCTGAAGGTTTGAATTTCAAGTTCCTTAGATTCAGCGTAGGTTTTAAGAATGTCCTGCGTTAGAGCTGGAGCATCAATAATTGGAATTATTTCATCACCAACTACATAGTTTCCAACTACAAATTCCTTTGTGTTCGGTGATTCAGCAACTGCCTTTAACATACCAAGTCCTACTGAGAAATGGGGCGCTGCTCCTTCCTTCCAACCTGCTGCCTGTGCTGGTAAGCCTTTCATATCTTCACTGTTCCAACCGACCTTGGTAGTAAATACTTCCGCGTCGTTGTCCAATACTTCCACTTGTTTATCTTTTTTTGCCATTTTTAGTTTACCTCTCTATGAACTCTCCTTGGAGACTTTCCACCACTATAATAAAAAAAGTTTACCAATAGCTAGTGGAAGTGGTTCATCATAGATTTTCAACCTAGTATAGTATTGATTCGTGAGTATATAAATGTTGTCATTTTCACGAGCCAGTAGTAACACTTTTGTAACTACTGTCCAGTAGAGAATACGTTTCACTATATCCAAGTAGTAACACTCCGCAACAAAAACCGCTACAAGATATCCTAGTAAGTAATACCATTGGTAAGAGACAATATCCTGAAAGGTTTGGAAGCTGTTGAGAAGGCTTAGGTATAGCTGGAGGTATAGGAAAGTATAGGCTCAAGTATAGGCTCAAGTATAGCTGGAGGTATAGGCTCAAGTATAGTATTCCTCCCTCGCCTCTCATTAGATTCCTGAAAAACTTCTACTCTCTATATAGGTATATATTGTTGTGGCTCGTTTTTAAGCACAAATCCTGATGGACTGTGGCCTACGCCTTCGGTCTGGTGGCTATGTGGAGACTGTCCGTCTGGTTGAAGGCCTAACTAAATACCCTTACTAGGGGAGATTTTGCATTCCAAGCACAAAACCCCCTTACTATAGGTTGTTTTTCCCCAGGTTTTTTAAGGAGAGGGAATTAGGCCACACACACGCCTGTTCAAATAACTCGGGTGCCTTTTTCCATAAGGAATTAGGCCACAGCAACGCCAATTGAACCAATTAACTATCGTTAAGTTTCAGCAACAAAAAAAAAGGAGCCCCTATAGGGGCTTAATATATTCTTTATCGTGGTCGTATTTGAAATCCACAATTCTACACCAATGACATCTATATACCATTAGCCATCCTCCTCTAATGCAAGGTGCTTTAAGTTCTCGGTACCATTTGTGTTTACACATTTAAATCCACCTCCATATTATATCCTAGAGTTAATGGATATCTTGCATCAAACATTGGATTAAATGGGTCGGTGGGAATTTTATAACCACCATTTCTTCTTGCCAGACTTATTATGGCTATCTCAATTATCATTTTAAAGCCCTCCTAGTAAGAAAAATCCTACTATAATTACCATATAGAGAATTAACACTAGTATGGTATTTTTTATATCCTTTGTATTTTGTTTCATTTTTTAGCCTCCAAGTTAGATTTCCGCACGTCTTGTTGAAATTGGTGTGTAGAGTGGAAGTCCATAAAGTCTTGAAATGCATTCCAATCCACATATACTGTGGCTTTCTTCTTAAACAGGTTTAATATACTCATTTTTTGTGGCAGTTGTTTACGACACAACGCTAAGGCGAGACAGCAAGTTTTCTTGCGCCTAATATAGTATTAATTCTAATCTTTATAAACTTATCGTTTTTCACGATTCATTAGTGTATAGTGACTCGGTCAACTTTTTTAGGCAGCAATTAGTGTTACACACATCCTTAAATAACAATATGTATGGTATAAGGCAATCGGTCTGTGGCTAATGTGATAGCCCTGATAAGTTCGGCCACCTTTTAGGAGAGACAAATAGGCCGCATTAGCGCCATTTCATACTATGTGTGTTACTACTGGCTAGAGGCAAAAGGCTACATCAACATCACTTCACTATCGTTAAGTTGAAAATCAAAAAAAAATGGACTCATTTGAGTCCGAAAAGATATTGGTGAAATTGTGCTGACGAAAGCATTTCCACTTTCAAAGTTTTGCAAAGTTCAACCAAAACTTCAGGCCTGTTAATCTCGAAAAACTTTTTTGTTTCCGAAACGTTAGTCCATTTCATTGGTAGGCCTGTTTTCTCAACAAAGAAAAAGTCCGAAACTTCTTTTTTGCCTGTTTTTGATAAGGCGATTTTCAAAGCCTCATTTTCTGCTCTAAGAGCCGCAAGTTCTTTTTGGTCGTTTGCCTCGACACTTTTTTCTTTTGCCATAATATTAGTAATGAAGACTAGTATATAAAGGTTTCGTTTTTCACTGGCCAAAAATGAACAACAATATCCACTATATAGTAGTAACACTTTTTTTGTTACTGGACAGTGGCAACGCCTTGTTACTACTGGAGAGGGGCGACAATGTGGTACCACTCAAGAGTAGTAACAACCTGTTATCACTGTTCAGGGGCGGCACCGTGTTACTACTGCCAAGGGGCGACAATGCGAGAGGCGTTGTTACTACTGGCCAGAGGCGAAATCCACACTAACACCTGTTCAGAAAGCCCGTCAACTTTTTGTAGTTAGAATTAGGCCGCATTAACGCCAGAAGAACACAGTCGGCCACCTTTTTGCAGTTGTAATTAGGTCACATAAGCGCCGTATGAATAAAGTCGTGTTACTATTGGCGAGGGGCGACAGGCGCACATCGACGTCAGCTCGACTATATAATTCACTATCGTTAATTAGAAAGACAAAAAAAAAGAAAAAAATTAATTTCTTAAATATCTGTTTGTTAATGATTTAAGATTTACATTAATACTAAAAAAATCACTTTCCGAAACTAAATTATAAATTAATTCTTGTTTTAGTTCTTTTCGTTTTTGTTGTGTTTCTCGTATTGTTTCGTTTAATTGTTCAATATTTTCTATTAATTCTTTTATTTTATCTGTCATTTTTTCATCTCACATTATTTTATTTTACTAAAAAAGAAAAGAAAAAATTATTAATATTGTTCTAAATTATTAAAAAAATCGAAATCTTTAAAGACGTTTATTATTTGTTTTGTCTTTTCACTATCTTTTAAATTTTCATTCGTGATAATTTCGCAAATTTCAACATATAGTTTATTTTCGATTTCTTTTGTGTTTTTCTCGATTTGTTGTTTTATATTCTTTTTTTCATCAACTCGTCTTTTTTTCTTACGTCTTTAAATATAATTACGTTATCAACATATTTTATATAATCTATTTGTAATTTTTTAGTCATAATATCACACTCTTATTTTTTTATTTGAAAAGAAAAAAAATAAAAAAAATTATTTAAGATTTAGCTTTCTTGCTATTACATAATGAAATTCGTTTGCAGTTATTAAAACTTTTTTTTCATCTTCACAAATCTGTTTTACAAAATCGGGAAATTTGACTTCAAAAAACTTTATTGTTTCTGACATATTTTTAAAGACTTTCGCAGTTTCGACATCTTTATTTCTGAAAAATTCAGATTCTGTTTTAATCACTTTTGAATTCGCAAGTTTAATTTTTTGCTCTTCAATAGCTTTTGTTTGTTCTGCGATTTTTGCATTTTGCTCTAAAACTAAAGCTTTTGCAGTCTTTAATTGTTCACTTAAACTAATTTCACTTAAAACGATTTTTGTTTTAGACATTTTTCACACTCTCAAATCTTTTTTAACTTTCGTAAAGAAAAGATTATAAACTTTTTTTGCTCTTAAATATTCGTCATTAACTATAAAAGAAAAGTATAAATCGAAATGCTTTTATTCATTTCTAAGTTTCAGATTTAGCATTTTAAAGTTTTACTTATAAATGCTTTTTTCGTTATGCGTGTATCTTCTGTTAAGACACTTTTTTTTGATTGTTTATATTATTATTATGTGAAGTACTCTTTATAAAGGTTTTGTTTATAAGACTTTTTTTATTAAGATTGTAAGATATGATTAAAAGTTTTAAGCAAACAGCTTTTTTACTATAATCATAGATTAAATTAGTCTTTAAATAAAGAAAAAGTGCTTAAATTGTTTTTGTTTTTGTTCATTCGACTAAAACAAGCTTTAAATGACTAAAGAAGCTTAAAACAAGCTTTAAATCATTAAAACAACATTTTTGTTACTACTATTGAATAACAATATTATTATTACTATTAAGTAACAACAACAATATACTACTAAAGAATAACAACACAGTGTTACTACTGCGAAGGGGCGACAATGTGATGCGACGTTAGTGCGAGTGTTGCCCTTGAAGAGTAGTGACTTAACTATCGTTAATCGACTATGAGAAAAAAAGTTTCGATTTGAAAAAGTTCGAGTTACTTTTAGATTTTTGAATTTGACTTATTTTCAAAATGACGTTACTAAAGAGTAGTAACAATGAAAAATAAGCTTAAAAAAGAATAGTTACTGTCTTATTTAATAAGACGTGTATACTGTACCTCCGGAAAAATTTTTTAAAATTTTAGAAAACCTATTACTACACGTAACAAATCTTATTTGTTATCCCGTAACCGTCCCATCGAGATAGAATATCCCCTCGCTTACGCTCACAACGATTTTCTATAGTCTTCATTGCATTTTTTCTTTAGAATTAATTTACAAACCACTCTATCATTTCTTCGTCTGTTATATCTCTCAAGGAATAATATGTTCTGCATGCCTTACAAGCATATTCATCTGATTGTAGCATTTCGATTCGTGTTGACCCACACTTCATACATGTTTTGCCTCTCATTTTATATCCCTCTGATAATCTAAGAATCCATTGATTGACAGTCTTATTCTACTTACTGTGTGGAAGTTTTTATCATAGTTCTTCCAATTAGCTTTAGCTCTCTTCCATCGTTCTTTACAACTGTTATATTCTTTTATTGTCTTCATTTTCGTATCTCGTATTTATATTTTGGACATTTACAATCCTTGCAAGTGATACACATACCACATTTTTCACAAACTTCGTGTTTGCTTCCATCTCCATACATATCGTTCATTGTTTTCATTTCAATTTTTCTCCTCTTTAAGGCTAACCCATTCTTTTTCGAGAGCTTTTTCAAACCCTCTTGTTATATCATTAACAAAGTGTTCTTCAAGTATAGCTACATGTGCTCTAATCATATTGTTATGAATACATACTTTACCATGCATTAATTCGTGGAATAGTATATTACACTGCACCGTTTCAGACTTATCAAGAAATTCTTCTGATAAAGTTACTATCATCTCTTTTTCCATATTATCTGGCTGTGTATGTGCTAAACTGTCGCCTTTCAGCAATTCAATGTCTAACATGATTTTCCAATCGTGTAATCCCACATAGACTTTGTATTCGTTTAAAAAAATCAGATATTTATCTATTTGTCTTTTAGTTAATTTCATTTTCTCACCTGTTTAATAAAAATGGAGTTTACGGGACTTGCACCCTCGTCCCAACGCAGACAACGTCGGATGATAACTACTACACTATAGAGGCATATGCGCCATGCAAGATTTGAACTCACTCCATCTGGTTGGAAGCCAGAGATGCTACCGTTAACACCAATGACGCATAAAAGCGGAGCCGACAGGATTTGAACCTGTAATCCTCTGGTCAACAGCCAGGCACATTAACCGGATTATGCTACAGCCCCAATACTAAAAGCCCTTGGTCGGAGTCGAACCGACAACCTGTTGGTTACAAACCAACTGCACTAGCCAATTATGCTACAAGGGCATATGCTACAGGGCATAATTATGATGGTAAGGATTTAATGTACGTAAGTGTGTTACGTATAACTTTGTTCTGTCAGGTTGAGTAACGTATGTAAAGGTATCAGTGTTTGCTTAATATTGTGTCTGATGATACTACTTCGTTACCAGGTTTTTTGATTTTGATTAACATATCTAATTGTCCACGACTATTATATGGCTGTCTTATGTCTACTTGACTTTCATCAAATATTGTTATTTCTGCATCTATTCCTAAACCATCTAAATAAGTATCTATATCAAAACACTTATGGTCTGGGTCTAATATTCCATTATTATTAGTATCACTTGATACTTTAAAAAATCTTGTGTGATTTTGACTGTAATGAAAGTCTTTATAAGGAACTGCTATAAAAATTGTTCCACCAGGCTCTAATATTTCATTTAACCAGTCAAACGCTTCATCTAAGCTATCTAAATGTTCTAAAATGTGATTTAGTACTATAGTATCATATCTATGCTCTAATTTCTTTCCAATTAGACCTAATTCAGCTTTTATACTTTTATTAAAATATTCATTAAGCCCTGCATTATATATTAGTGACATAGCTATTTGTAAATTAACAACACTGCCATCAAATATAGTAATATCTAAGTCCTCATTGAGTAATTTAGCCATTATAGCTAACTTCCCTGGACCACACCCTACATCAAGTATTTTTCCTTTAAAGTCCTCATCTTCTATAATCATATAGTCGTGAGCTTGTAGTGTTTTAGAATCTTTAGTAAAAGTTACTAAAAATGTATTTAAAACTCCATCACTTATAGCTTGGACATCAAATTTATTTAGTTGGCGCTTCATCTTTCAATTCTTTAGCTTTTGTTTTTTGTCTTTCTTCGTGTGCACCTAAAACTAATGCCACTATCGCTGTATTCTCTAAATCTCTTAATATTATAAGTATTTCGTGAGCTGTTAACTTTTCTTTAACAAAATACTCTTCAATATTTGTGATTGCTTGAACTATTCCTACTCTTTCTTTTTTCTCACTCATTTTAACCTCTATAATTTTGTTTTATCAAAAAATATTGTACCACACCCTCTACACTGAACTTTGTTCTCTGTTTTAGTTGGTATTTGGTATTTTTCTCCTATTCCACATGCTGGACAATTCATTGTCTTTCACCTCTCAAATTTCTTTAATTTAACTTCTTTAAAACATCTATTACAAAATAATATACTTGGAACATTAGTGTCCATTACTATTTTTCCACTATAACAATATGGACATTCAGGTTCACATATTTCAACCATCTTATAAACTTACACGAATCATCTTTTCATCTGAGTGTAACTTAATTTTAGGTGTTCCTTGTTTACTTGGTACAAGACTTTTCATTTGTGCATATCCTTCCCAATTAAGGTAATGTCCTGTTATTACGAAATATCTTGTTTGTTTCATTACTGTTCCACTTCTATTATCTATACCGAAATATTCTTGTGTATGTACTTGACTATCGTGTACATGTCCATTACCATATAAATCTACATTTATAAATCTTGCTAAATCCAATGTTTTCTTAATTTTTGTGTATGGTAAACTTGCGCCACTACTTCCATGTGTGAAATACATATGATAATTTTGTGGTCCTACTTTGATTTTAAAAAATCCACCATTCTTAAAGTATGGAACGTTCAGGTTATTAGCCATTAAACGAGTAATATCCACACCAGACATCTGATATATCCTATCTTCATGGTTTCCGTTTGTTATACCTATTATTCGTCCTTCATCCGCAAATGGTTTAAGGATGTCTAACATTCTTTCTAGTTGGCTACCAGCGTGTTGCTTTTGTTCATAAACACCTGCGCCTACACTTGTTCTTGTGCTTGCTTCTAATAAATCACCATTCAATATTAAATGTGTATTTTTATTTTCATATACCCATTGCATATTATTCATAAATAGTTCTTCATTACATTCAGGACTTCCTAAATGCACATCGCTTAATGGTACTATTATAGGTCTTTCATCTTTAAGTTCTACTTTTATTAAATTTACTTCTCGTGCATGTCGTTTGTCTAAATTTTCTCCTAATAACTCTATTAATGTCTTCTCTTGTTTTTTAGCCATTTATTGCCTCCTAAAATCTAAGTACTTCTCTTAAATCCCCGGTTGCTGCAAAATTCTCTAAAGCAGATGATTTTTTAGTTGACAACGAACTTGAAAATGGTGAATACCCATAACTTTGAGTACACCTATTAGCTAATGCAAGACTTATCACCATATCATCATGTGAATGTCCTGACCCTTTAAATACTTCGTTGCCAGCTTTTGTGATTTCAACTACAAATCTTTCCAATTCCCTATCTAAATCTTTAATGACTTCTTTACTAAAATCGTTACCTGTTGGTAATATGATTTTCTCATTTTCAAACGCTGCTACTAAATATCTAATCAAATCTTCATATTTACTACCTTTAGTTGTGAGAAATGCTTCTACATTTAAATTGTAGTTATCTACCATCTCATCTATAAAGTCTTGTCCAATATTATTCTGTTCTACTAAAATTACTGGATTATTAAATTGTTTTGATATTTCAGCTATTTGACTTACTTGTTCATTTATTTTTAAACCTTTTTTTCTCCATAACCATACAACTCGTTTGGTTTGGTCTTCTGTGTTATAAGCTATTACAGTTGCTACTGTATAATCTGCGCTAGCTGTACCAGCTCGTGCAACGTCTACCCCAATATAATATGCTATTTTACTAATTTCTTCAGGCTTCGCCTTTGAATATAATTTATATTGTTTTCCTTTATCCATTGCTAGTTTACGCAACTCATTAGGAAATAATTGTGACCCACTGCTATAAGTTTGACACATAAATTCTTTATCGAATTTCATATTACCCATAATTTGTCTTTTTCGCATTAATTGGTCCCAAGTAAACCTATCAGGACATAATATTTCTTTAGTGTCCCAATTTAATATTGCTGGATAAGTATATTGTTTCCAACCTGATGACCCATTGTAAATTCGTTCATCAATCGTTGAAAATATGTCTGATTCTGATTTTGGAGTCCCTACAAGCACCATTTGTCCTTTTCGGACGAAAATCATAGCTTCTAGCTCTTCTCCAACGAATTTTTCTATGTCATCATCACCTAATTTATTATCTGAACGTAAAATATCGTCAGCAACTATATAATCATAAGTTCCACCTCTAACTTCTGACCCTACACCCTTACCAACTATTTTTCCACCATTAAAACTAATCTCTGTTGTACTCCATTTAGCACTTTTAGCTTTTTTATTTTGCAGGAATTCATTATTATTAATTATATTAACAATATATCCCATAAGCATTACTGCTTGGTCTTCTGAAGCTGATTCTATTAGTACATTATAATGTTCAAACATACTTGTCCTATAAATCGATTGTAAAACAGTCCAATATGTTGATTTTCCATGCTGTCTTGAACATTTTATTGAAATATGGTCACCGGAATTGGCTATTTTAGTCCATTTCCACCATAAATGGTTAAATCGTATTGGATTTGGATATCCTGCATACATTAAGTCTCCTAAAATGAATTTTGTGAACCAAAATATCCCTTCTTCTGGTAAATAAGACAATCTTAATATTTCTGCCCAAACTTTACCTTTTTTTACTGTAGCTTCTTGTGATTCTTCTCTAAAATAATCATCTAAGTTTTCTTCGGGTGTTCCCTGTTCCTTTTGTCGTTGATTGAACCAGATTAAGTAATCCTTAATCATTTCCTTATATGTTCGCATATTATTATGTTATGTAATATCAACTATATAAATGTTTCGGTTATTCCGTTAATTCTAACACTCCCTTTAATAGTTTTTTCATTACAACCTCCTGTGTGTGATTTTTTAATACCTCTTCTTGCCCATCCTTTGCTATTTTTTCTCTCAAATCATCATCATTTAAATATTCTATGATTTTTTCAACCATTTCATCTTCATCTTTGAAAGTATCAAGGTGAACTCCTGGTGTAAATATTTCTTCAACATTTTTTGTATGATTCATTAAATAAAATCCGCCTGCTCCTAATGTTTTATAAAGTCTAAGTGAATACGACTTGTCTCTATGAGGCCAACCATCTAATCCTATCATAATTTTACTTGACCCAACTACAACTGAGTGTATATCATTCTTTACAGCAAATCCTGTATGATGTTCTACTACCCAATCAGGTTCTTTACCTTCTGGATATAAAACTTCGCCATAAATTTTGAAATAAAACCCTTCTTGGTGTAATCTTTTTAAAAATTTCTCTCTTTCTGGATGAAATGACCCAACTGAACCAATAAATGCTATATCTGACCCAAATCTCTTTTTTTGAACATAATTAAACACTTGTTCTCTATATAGTGGTTCAAAAAACCCTTGTGGAAGCCATTTACAATTAATTCCGAGTTTATTTAACTCTGGAACTGCTTCTGCGTCTATTGTGAAAAAAATATCTAATGATTTACAAAAATCTACATATCGTGGTATATCTTTTATGTAAATTCCTCCTAAAGTAACATCAAATATCCATCCAACAATTTTTCCTTTATGGAATTTTTTAATTTTATCTATTGTAGTTGATTCTATCCCGCCACCCTTAATTATAATTGTTAAATCTGGTTTAAGTTTTTTGTGAGCATCTATAAATTCTTTATTTAATCCTTCTTGCCCATATGTATTTCCGAATTTTCTCCAATCAAATACTGCTACTCTATAATCTAACTCTAATAGAGCTTCTTGTATAAATGTTCCTGATTGTCCATCCTCCATAGGACAAGCTAATAAAATATCACTCATTGTTGTCCTCCGCAAGTTACTATCCAAGGCTTATCTAGACTTCTTCGTCTTCGTTTACCACAACACGGACATATATCACAATCACATTCTTCATAATAACGGAATGGTGGTACATATGTAAATGTATATTTAATATCTGTTGTATTACTATTCATTTTTCTTCCTCTTTTTTATTTTCTAAAAAATTATGCAGACCATCTGCAAATTTCTCGTATCCAGCTTCAATTTCAGCAAATTCTGCTGCATTTTGTCCTAACCTTTCATAAAGTTCATCTTTACAACTCATAACAAATGAAATATTCTTTGCAAGCTCTAAAACTTCCCCTGGTGTAAAATATAATGCATTTGGTCCATATAAATCTATTAAGATTTTATACATTGAACAAATTACTGGTTTTCCACAAAACATTCCTTCATAAGGTGGTAATCCACCAATATATTCAGTATGTTGTGGATAAATCATCATTGCGCTTTTACTTATGAGTTCCATCTTTTTTTCTCCTGATACATTTGTATAATGTTCGAATTCTACTCCATATTGCTTGCACATATCTTTTATTTTTTGTAATTGGCCTTTGTCAGGTCCTATCGCTACATATTTATTAATTCCTTTAATCATTGATAATGCTATTGGAATAATAATAAAGTTTTTTTCAGCAACTAATCTTCCAACTGATATAACATAGTCACCTCTTTTTCCAAGTCCTTCCATAAAGAACTTACTTGGTAAGTGTGTTGGATAAGTTACTACATCACAAGGTTTAGCTCTATTACCAGTTATTCGTTTATATTCACTCATAGCAATATTAGTATTAAGTAATATTTTATCTGCATAGTCTAATGATGGTAAATATATTGTCTCCCATAATTCTCTACGTGCTTTATATCTCATAAGTAAATGAGTTGGTATATCTAATACCATATTATACCAAGGAATTTTCATTTTACCTTTTAATACTGAACATATTGGAGCACATCTCATTGTTGACCCAAATATCATATCGTATTTTTCTTTAACTTTATCATATGGAAATGTTTCAGGATTTTCAATGTTTTTTAAAGTATCTTGAATTAATTTAATTTTTTTATCTGGAATTGGAATATTTTCATTATCATAATAATCTTCATCCATAGCAACTAAGGTTATTTCATATCCTTTCTTAACTAGTTCGTTACAAATCCTTATTGAATGATTTAATGAGTCTAATGCTATATATAATAATTTCATTCTGATAATACCTCTATTATTTTCTTCTTATCGCTCTCAGACAAAAATTGGTGACATCCTATATAGAAAACAGTTTTTTCTAGTGTATCTGCTACTGGGAGATTAGAGTCTCTAAAATGCACTCTATACGCGTCCTGGTTAGCTAGACAAGGAAAGATGTCTCTTGTTTCAATATTATTATCATTTAATTTTTTACAAATCTTTGTTCTATATTTAGGGGTTAAGCATTTTATAGGATATCCTAATGGACTAAACCCTTCTGGTACTGGAAATAATATTAAATTATCATTCTTGATATTATCTAAAAAGTATTGACAATTTGCTTTTCTCTCAGATATAATATCATTAACATTCTCCATATTAGCTAATCCTATAGCTGCTGTGAATTCTGTTGTTTTATAATTAGACCCAATATATCCGTGTAGGAATTTCATTGAATCTCCTGTTCTTCCGTGATTCTTCATACTTCTCATAATTTTAGCAGCTTCGTCATCGTTTGTTACAACCATACCAAGTTCTCCTGCTGTTATGTTATGTGATACATAAAAACTAAAACAACCAAAGTGTCCTATAGTTCCTACTTTTTTACCTTTATATTCTGACCCAAACGCTTCACAAGCGTCTTCAACAACTGTCCAACCATATTTCTCAGCGTCAGCCATAATTTTATCCATATCTGCTGTATACCCCATAAGATGTACAGGTACTATAATATCAATATTTGGTTTCATTTCATCTGTGATTTTACCAATATCTATTTGTAAATCTTCTTTAATATCTACTAGAGCTACTGGAAATCCACCAACAGCAAATGCATTTATAGTTGCTGGAAATGTCATAGCTGGAATAGCTGTATTAACATTATCTTTGTCTCTATGTCTTAGATATGTTGCTACTAATTGTAAAGCTACTGTTCCATTTGTTGTAAGTATTGCGTGTTTTACATCTAGGTATTTAGCCATAACTTTCTCTAGTTCTTTAACTTTTGAGCCTTCTGTTATACGTCCTGATTTAATAACTTCTAGAACTGCGTCTATATGTTTCTTCTCAGGAATGAAATCTCCTATTCTTATCATTTTTTCACCTATTCGATTCTAAATCCATTTCCAGTTACTATTCTTATTGTTGTTTTACTGAGACATTTACAATTAGGCATCCACGTATTATGGTAAGCCCCACAATGTATTAAATCCCTAATATAAGGATTACCACAATGAAAACATATTGGAGCAGTCTTCATTTGTATTATCTCAATTAATTCGTCCTTAAAAGGACAACTATTTTTCATTATTACACCTCATTTAAAATGTTTTAAAAGAAATTCTTTATTAATATCCCAATCAAAGTTAATTTCTGCAAATTTTCTTGAACTACTTTTAAGAGTATCTAAAACTATCTTATTTTTACATATTTCCATTTTTTTAGCTAGTTCATCAACGTCAACATTATAAATAGGGCAAGTAACTATTCTACTTTCTCCTAGTTTTCCAGGGACTGTAAATCCATTAGTATTATTCTTAACCAATTCATTCATGGGGTCCATATCAACTACTATTGCTGGACTACCACACATATTAGCTTCTAATGAATTTAATCCTATAGTGTCCCATTTAGCAGTATTTATTAATACATCTGAGTATTTCATAAAAGATATTATTTCTTTTCTATTAAATACTTTTTTACCTAAGTGTGTCATTTGTAATCTTGTATTTCCATCTTTTATTTTATTATATGCTTCTACTACAGCATCTGTATTTTTTCTATTTTCTACTCCACCACTACCTGCACAATGATAAAATACTACGTTATCATCTTCTCGTTCAGGCATAAATACTTTATCTATTTCATCTTTAAATACTCCCCAAGGAGTATGTACTGCGTTCATAAGCCCTTTTCCTCTTAATAATCTAGTTTGAAATCCTGTAGGACATAATATTTTAGTATATAATTTATAATGCTCTAATTTATCCCAATCTAGTTTTTCCCATACTAAAAATCCTGCTGTTTTAACTCCAAGGTCTTTACATACTTGAAGTTTATCATAATCTTCATTCCACCATTGTTGATATTCCATAAATACACAATAATCAAGTTTTTTTTCTTTAATCCAAGCTATAAATTCATCTTTTGGTAAATTTCTACCTGTAAAAGATTTTATAGTGTCTGGGATATCAAATTCTACATCTATAGGATTGTCTCCTATTCTGTACATATGAGTTTCATGTCCTTCATCTTTAAATATTTTAACCATATCTCTGACAACATAACTATGGCCTTTTGGGGTTCCATAGAGGTTGTCTGCAAATCCAATTTTTAATTTATTCATTTTTGTTCCTCACATAATAATAAGTCATTCTTAACCATTTTAGCAACTAGTTCTGTAAATTTAGTTGTTGGTTCCCAACCTAATTTTTCTTTTATCTTAGTAGGGTCTCCTAATAAGACATTTACTTCTGCTGGTCTATAAAAATCTTTGTTTACAACTACTGCATCTTTCTTGATTATTATAGGATTTCCGTTTTGGTCTCTTGCTAAAATCGAGCCCTTCTCATTAACGCCAGTTCCTTCCCAAACAATATCTAGACCAAGTGCTTTAATAGCTGCTTCTACAAATTCTCTAACAGTATGTGTCTCGCCTGTAGCTAAAACGTAATCATCTGGCTCGTCTGACTCCATAATAGTAATCATACCATCGATAAAGTCTGGAGCATATCCCCAATCTCTTTTTGCATCCATATTTCCTAAAGTTAGTTTATCTGCTTTACCAACCATCATTTCAGCTAGAGTCTTTGTAATTTTTCTTGTAACAAAATTATCAGGTCTAATTTCACTGTTATGAACTTTAAAAGTATTTGGTCCAGTTACAAATGCTTTTGATTCTGTTTGAATATCAAAAAACCAATTATCTGGATTTTTAGTATTTTTTATAGATATTACTTCATTTAGTTTTTTAATAGCGCCTTTCCCTAGGTTTGTATTAGTATTTCTTAATTGTGTATAATAATATCTTTTATCTCCTTTTATAACACATTTAGTTTTTGGTATTTGATTTAATACTAATTTACAAATGTGATTTAACCCCATACATAGGGCTTGAGAATTTGTAGTAAATCCTTTAAATTCATATGTTTCATTACCAGTTTTTCTTCCATCTGCTAAATAATACCCTTTAAAAAATCCTAACTTAATATCGGTATTTCCATTTAATATGTATTCTGGAACAATTTTTTTATTTGTATTTTTTGAATATATTGAATTTCGTAACCATAATCCAAAATTTACATCATTATTAAAATCGATTTGATATACATCATTTACACAATTTTCCCAATTTCCTGGTCCGGAATTATAAGTTCTATAAGACCATCCAAATTTATTTTTGATAATATTCGCAATTTTTGTTATTTCTTTTTTATCACATCCAGTTAATCTTATATAACCAGATTTAGAAACATATCCATCGCCTACTATAAATCCAATAGCGTATGCTAAATCTTTATCTATAGTTTCATATTCTTTTATAATTGGGTCAAATGTTTCATATACCACATCGCCTTTTTTAACATCTTCAGTATTTATTTCTGAATTATCATTTAAAAATGTTTTATGTTCAAGTGTAGACTCATAACAAGCATCTCTGGTTTGAATAAGTTTCATAGGTTTATTTTTCTTTTGATAACAAGTACCATCAATTATTTTAGTCCATTTATCACCGTCCCATACTTGTGACCCAATATATTTTTTATTAAATCCTCTAAATCTATCTCCGCGCTTATAAAATAAATCACAAATTGGTATTATTTGTAATCTATTATTATGTTTTAATGTTATAGATGATTCTTTTGGTATTGATTCGTGATTAAAGCATATTGTATTATATGTTTTTAATCCATATTTTCTATAAAGTTTAACCATAAAGAAAGTAGCTGCTTTAGCAATCGCATAAGGACTATTAGGCATCATTTTAGTTTCTTCTGATTGAGGAGTTTCTTCAAAATCTCCATATTGTTCACTTGTAGAACATTGAAGAAAACTAGTATGAGGACTATTATGTCTCAATTCTTCTAATATGTTTAAAGGTGCTATAGTATTTGTATCGAAAGTTAATTCTGGAATATCAAATGATACTGCTACATGACTAATAGCTGCTGTATTAAAAAAATATTTAGGTTGATATTCTTTTATAATTCGTTTCATTAAATATCTATCAGTAATACTTCCTTCTATTAATTTGAAATTCTTATGTTCCATTAATTCTTTGTAGTTATCATTATAACCTTTATGTTGCCATTGGTCAATACCAATAACTTTATAACCTTTCTCAAGTAATTTAATACTTAAATAATAACCATCTTGACCCACACCAGTAATTATAACATTCTCCATTCTATATCCTCCGACAAATAATATTTGTTATACACATTGTCTCGTCTTTATTCCATTTATTTTCTTGTTTAATTGGTTTTAATCTACATCTTCGTAGTAATATCATAAGACTCATTTGATTAAAGTAATGATTAATACTTGACTTATAAAAATCTGTTGGATGTAAGTCCAAAGCATAAAAGTTCATACTAGGAAAATTAAATTCTATAACTTGTGAATCTTCCATTTTATCTGTAATTTCCCTAACAGTATCAATAGGATTATTATATAAGTGAAGACCTACTTCTTTTTTATCCTTTTCTAATTCTGTTTTTTTCTTAAATACGTGACTACAATTAGAACAAATCATTAAATCTACTACAAATTCTTCACAAATTGTATGTTCACAAATTGGACAACTTTCTTTATTCATTTTTCTCACTCCTTTCCTAGCCTTTTATCGATATCTATTGATTTTTTAAGCTTGTATAGTTCTTTTATAAGCGTATCAACATCTTGTAATGTTACTGTGTCGTTAGTCACGATTGCTTCTAGTCTAAATGGTAAACTATTTTTAAATTTACTCATTGCATTTCCTATTTCATAAATGTCTGCCTGTGTCCCGCCAATAACCTTACAATGTATTAGTTTAACGTCCTTAGATGACGTAGTAATTTCCTCTGTATACTTCTTCATTCTTCTCACCTACTTTTTCTTTCATATCTGCTAAAATCTTTTGTAACAACCCAAGTGTTGTTCTTCTAGCAATTTTCTTTGTTTTAATATCCCCATCAACAATATAATCTATGTATAAATATGTTCCTTTAATTCTAGCATCTTTTACAAAAGTATATCTTATTAAATCTTCTGTAATCCACTTTGGTATCATATTACTCATTTTTCATCTAACTCTCTATATATTTTTCTCAAACTTGATGTGTTGTTAGCATTTGGTAACATTTCATAATTAGGTCCTATACAATGTCCCCCAATCTTTCCTTCTGGGGGAGTTAGTACAGGTCTCACCACATTTTTCATTCCCAGCTTCTTATACCCGTCGTTATATGTATTATTAGGTTCTATATATACTTTATCATAATCTACACCATAATGATTACACATTATTTTACATTCTTTCGCAAATAATATATTCCAACCATAATATGAAGTTGACATAATCTTTGCTAACTCTGTTGTTTCATAATTTCCTAACATCTTAGCTTCTACGTTTAATGTTTTAAAATGTCCTAATGCCATTTTTGTAGATTCTTCATCCCCACCAACATATTTTATAAATACCATTACTCCAGCATGTAAATTAGGATGTACTCCTCTAATTGGACTATGCACAATAAATTTCACATGGTCTTTATCAATAGCTTCTCTTATTTTTCGTGTTGTTCCAACTTTAACAGTTGAATTAATAATTATAAGTGTTGGGCTATATTCTTTAGCATATGTTGTTACAATAGATGTGAATTTATTAGAATATGGTATACATATATGCATTATATCTATTCCTCTCTTTTCATCTAATGTTGAACTTGGTATTATTCCATCAGTATCAAAAACTTTAATATTACTCTCAATATTATTCTCTGTTTTATAAATTGCTTTTCCTACTTCCCCATACCCAACTATAATAATATTTTTCATTTTAAACCTCGTTAAGTTTATCAATTTCTTCTTTATCTTCTTTAATTATTTCAAATTCAGCGTCTACAATTTCTGTATTAAACAGATTATGTCTACCTCCTTTATTATTATCAAATACATTTTGGTTTATTTCTTTGATAATTACATTTATATCAACAGACCCTGATGGTTTAATATCTCCCATAAGTTTTGCTAACAATTCTAAACCTTGATATAGCTTACCAATAAGTTTTACGTATGTTTCTAATTCACCTTTATCTTTAGCTAAATCTTTCATTTCTTTAACTTCATCAAGTATATTTGTTATTTCAGTTTTATAATTAATAACCATAATATCAAATTTTTCTTTATTAATAATATTTGATTTTTCTAATGATTTTGTTTTATATTTAGTTAACCATCTATTAATTCCAACAGGAGAAATTTTAACTTCTTTCTCTGCTAATAACATTATACTAATTTTTGTAGCAGGGATATTATCTTTATATTTTTCTAATACAAAATCAGCTACTCCAAACTTATCAACAGCGAACTGTTGTGTTTTTCCTCTACCTATCCCAGCTTTTTTTCCAGTCAATTTTAAACCCCTTCTCTACTGCGTGGAATGCCCATCGCTCTTTTCCTGTTTTCATAAAAATATCTTCATTTGTTTTTGAAACACTTGAAACATTAAATTTCTTACAATATGTAATAACATGGTCAAAATCTAATTTTTTTGCTGTACTCACAAATACACGGCCTTCAAAAATTCTATAATGTGGAATATCATCTAATACTCCTGGAATATAATATGATTTGCCGTGTATACCTTTTTTACCAGTTGAAATACGTCCAAACATCTTTTGATTGAATCTGCTACTCATTCCTGGATTTAGTTCATAATCGACTTGTATACCGTTCATTTTTCATCACCTACTCTTACTATAACTCTCTTTCCGTTTTTATCAACATATACTCCATAGTCGCCATCTTTATCCCAACAGTGTCCGTGAAATACGTATTTTTCTTTCATAATTATATAAAGTAACTTCAACTATATAAATGTTTCGATTCTTCCACTAATTATTTAAAGGATATGTTGATATTTGTCGTACGCGGTATATTAGTAGTATACTATTATAACAATGTTAACAAATGTATCAGATATATCCTGATATATCTTAAACTGTTGTAAAGGTATCAAAAAGGTGTTTTAGGTGGTCCACCCCCTGAAAAAAGAGCAAAAAACCGAAACATTTATATAGTTAAACTTACATAAGACATATTATAGTGAAAGATTTATAAAATTTTCGGAACATACAATGGGGTTTATGGATAAAACAAAAAATTTTCTAGGTATAGCTAATTCTAAAACTATAGAACAATTACAGGATGATTTGGAAACTCAGAAAGTTTTACTAGAAAAAAGTGCAACTAACTCAACAACTAAAGCAAGTTCTGTAGCAAGAGAGGCTAAAAAGGTCGAAGATGCAACTAATTTGTTGAAGAAGAGAGTTTCTGTCAAAGAATTACAATTATTATATTTAAATAACCAATTCATATTCAGGGGAGTTAATATCAGAGCAGATGAGACTGTTACTAGAGGTTATAAATTAGTCGATGGTGATGAAGTTGGAACTAAAGCTTGTCAAGATTTAATAGATGTTAGCGGTGGAGATAATTTATTTTGGCAATATTCAGTTAATACTGATGTATCTGGAGATGGATATTTAGAGCAAGTTACTAATGAATCAAAAACTAAAATAGCATACCTAAGACATGTTAACCCAATTAACTTTGGATTTCTTACAGCACGAGATGATTTTCAGACAATAGTTCTTAATGATGAAAGACTTCCTAAAGCTTATATGCAAACTGTATATGCAGAAGATGGAAAAGAAGAATACATAGAAGTTCCTAAAGATAAAATATCACATTTAAAATTTAATACATTCGCTGATGAGTTTAATGGAGTATCAAGTTTACAACCAGTTTATAACACAGCAATAAGATTAATGAATATGGAACAAGCAGCAGCAGAAGCCGCTGTTAAAACTGCAAACCCAACTTGGGTTGTAGAAACAAAATCAAAATCACCAACAGACTTAGCTCGATGGGCTAATAGTCTTGGGCGAGTTTCAGCAAAAGAAGTAGTTTTCCTGCCAGATGGTGTGAAAACAAAGATGGAATCACCAGGAACGCAGAATTTCAGCGATTATTCAGATTATTTCCTAGATTCAGTAATATCAGCTTTGGGAGTACCAAAAGCTATTCTTACAGGGTCAGGAGGAAGTAGTGGGAGTAATCGAGCTACTTCCCAAAATTTATCAAAACACTTTTATAGTGTTATCAGAGCAAATCAGCGATACATAGAGGACGTATTTAATAAAATATTTCAAAAATATGCTATGATGGCAGGATTTAAGGCCCCAATGCTTAAATTCAACGATATTGCAGAAGATGCGGACAGAAACGGACAACGTGCTCAAGAACTTTATGTAGCAGGTATTGTTACGTTAAAAGAAGCTAGAGAAATGATTGGACTAGAGTTTAATCAAGATGCTATAAACGAATTAAAAGAAAAAGAAGTGCAAAATATAAAATCTGGTATTGACCCAGATGCAGAAAACAAGAAAGACGATGCAAAAGTTTGGCACGGCGCAGAACCTGGTAGTCCTGCTGGTTCTCAGAAAAATGAGAAAAAGCAAAAAAAGATAGACCCAGATGTTAAAAGTGTTAGATAAAAAGACTTACGAACGATTAATGGATAAGCTAGACGAGACTTCATATAAAATTCAAGTTTCTCACCCAGTTCCTAGCCCAGCAGATAATCCCCGTTCTGTTGGGCTTATAATCACTAAAGATACAATAGTTGACGAAATCCCTAAAAACCAACTTGAGTTGGCTCATACAATGCTTCATTTGTTCAATGCGAACAATAGCGGAAGAGGATTGTCAAAATCCACAATAAAGAAACTACACAAAGACATAGTTCCTTTATTAAAGACTCATTCAAAATTCGATAGGCTAGATAAAAATGGAAATCAATAAAAATATGGAAAAATTAAATAGAGCAGAAGGAGTACTTAGAGATATGAAAACTGTTGAAATTATAAAAAAAGCAGATTCATTTTTAACACACAATAAAACTTCAGAAACGCTTTCAATCACTCTTAAATCAGAAGAACAATTATCAGCAAAGATTAAGGTTGGCGAACAACTTAAAATTGTTGGTAAAATGTTAGGTATAGGAAGGCATAAGAAAAAATATTATACTAAAGAAGATTTAATATGGTCTGTAAAATTTCATAAAGGAAAAACATTCCCAGTTAAGTTTGACCATAAAGATAAAGAAGTTGGCGCTACTATTGGTAGAGTTGATGAAATTTATTGGGACGACGAATTACAAGCAGTAATGTATAGAGCGCATATCAACGATATCACTCAATCATTAAACATATTAGATGGTGTTGTAACAGATGTAAGTGCTACAATAAGTTCATTTGATATATATGACGAGCAATATGGTCTCAGAGGTACTGAACCAGAATATAAAGAGTTGTCACTTGTAGAAAGTGGAGCTTTTAAAGAAAATAATATACAAGTGGTATAAAATGCCTTATAATAATATTTCAGAAGTACCCCCAAATATTAAGAAATACAGTAAAGTAGTGCAAAGACAATGGATGTATGTTTGGAATACTGTTTATCAGAAAACAAAAAGTGAAACAAGAGCATTTAAAGGAGCAAACTCAATATTAAAAAAAAGATTTACAGGAAACAAATCTTTAGAGAAAAATACAAGAAATGATTTTTTTAATCATCTCGTGGATAAATATCTAGGAAGATTACCTGGATAGAATCTAAAGGAGGAAAATATAAAATGACTGAAAATGAAATTAAACCAGAACCTAATGTTACTGAAGAAATTGTAGAAGAACCTGTAACAGAAGAGGTTGTAGAAGAAGAAGAAGAAGTTACAGAAAAACCAGCTGAGGAAGCTGAAGAAACCCCGGAAGTAGAACCGGACGTAGAAGAACCTATTGTAGAGGAGCCAGTTGTAGAAGAGGTTATTGAAGAACCTGTAGCAGAAGAACCAGAAGTTCCAGTAGATGATAATGTTAAGAAAATAGAAGAACAATTATCAGTAATTTCCGAGGTTAGAAATGAACTTGCTAATTCATATGCAACTCAAAAAGAAAATAATAAAACAATAGAGCAATTACAGTCACAAGTTAAATCTTTGGAAGGAAACTTCGGAGATTCAACTAAAACAATAGAAAAGCTTTCAAAAGAACTAGACGGCTACAAGGCAAGAGAGGAAGAAGCAGGTAACATTGCTTATAATAAGAGACTAGAACAATTGTCAAGTAACTTTAGTGAGCTTGGACAGGACAAAACTATAGAACAGTTAAGTGCTTTGTCAGAAGACGTGATTACAGAGTTTGAGTCAGTCACAGAGATGGCGCTAAACCACAAGTCTGAAGAGAAGTTAGATACAGTAACGATGCCAACACAGGCTATAAGAGTACAGCCAAAAGTGGTACAAAAAGTGCCTGAAAAATTGAGTGACAAGGACTTTATGAAAGGAGTTCTAAATACCTTAGCAAGTCAACAAGACAAAAAAGGTAATGAAGGAAAAAGAATCTTACAGATGTAAGGTTAGGAGGATACAAAAAATGTCAGATAATATAATTAAGACAGTAGAACAGCTTACAACTGGTACAACCGTAATTGGTAGTTCAAGTTGGGGCGGTCAAACAGCAGGTATTGGCTCAGTAATGGGTAGTACTTGGAGTCAAAAAATAATCTTTGATTCACAACCAGATAGAGTACTTTCTAAGTATTTTTTAGAATTTACAGACTTAATGGGCAACAACGATGTAACATTAGTTATTCCAAAAGTTGGAGATGTAGACCTAATGGGTAGCCGTTCAGCTTACCAAGAAGGAATTGCAAGGGTTATGACTGAATTCGACGGTGCAGATAACATCACACTAAGTTTATCATCATACGATGTAAAATTAGGTGGATGCGCAATTTCATTCGAAACTGCAAGTGCAACTAGAGTTTCAATCGTAGAAATGGCTCACAAACAACTTGTAAGACAATATCTAGAAACTATCGAAACAGATGCAAACGCAATCTTGGAAGGAGCAACAGTTAGCTCATCACTTGCAAGCGCAGTATTTGGTGGAGATGCAACAACTTCAGGAACTCTTGCAACAGGAGATGTTATCACAGTTGATAAAATCATCGATATGAAAATTGAAGTTCAAAAGAAAAATTTCGCTAAAAAGCCTAGAGACGGAGTATTATTCTTACATCCTGAGCAATTTAAGCAACTTTTGAAATCAAGTCAATTTACTAACGCAGCAGAATTCGGCGGAAGCTCAGTTGTTACAAAAGGTACAATTGAAGAATATGTAGGTTTGATAATTGAAGTATCAACATTAGTTACTTCAGCATCAGCTTGGGGTTCAGGCTCATTAGCAGGACACTATGCTTACTTAATCGACCCATCAGCAGCAGCAGCTATTGTATGGAAAGAAAAAGCAAAAGTAAAAGTAGTTACTGAAGATGACGAAAGAGTCCACAAGGTTCTTTTAGATGCTTGGTACAAAATGACTAGAGTTAACCAACAAGCAATTTGCTTAGGTTACTTCTCAGACGCATAGAAATAATTTAGGGCTTTGCCCTTTTTTTTTAATTTTTTTTGTTTAAATCTTTGAGTGAAGCTTTCGAGATTTAAACGTAATGAAAATGGAGGTTTTCAAAAATGTCAAAATACGGATGGAGAAATAATAAAGTAAATGTTCAGGAAATAGAATTCCCTGATAAAATAATGGTACAAGATATCATACCAAATGCAGCAAATATATCCTCAACAGGAATAATTACAGCTTGGGATTTAACAACAGGAACCGCAGCAGTTGGAATAGATAATACAGACTTCTCAGCACAACCACCTTATCCTTTATGTATTCAAGTTTTTGCAGTAGCAGCAGGAACCGCAGGAGCAGGAGATAAAATTAATATTACTGGTTATACTGCTAAAGGAGATTTAGTTACAGAAGCAGTTTCAGTAGCAGGAACAGCAGCAGGTAGTTATTATAGTAATCATGCATTTGCAAAAATTACAGGTATGAAAGCTGATGATACATCTCATAAGTCAACTGATGTTAATGTAGGTTGGGGACAAGAATTTGGTCTTAGATATGATTTAGAAAATCAATCAGATATTATATCTATTGGATATGATGGAGCTTATTCTACAGCAGATGCAGGTACAGCAGCACTTACAGTAAATACTACATATGATACATTTACATTACCTACAATGGCTGATGGAAAAACAATTGATATAAGGTATTTATCAAGAGTTAAAACAAAATCACAATAAGGAGATGAAATAAAATGAGTAAAATGAATAATTTTAAGGGGTAAACCCCTTTATTTTTTAAAAAACAAAAGGTGAGATAAAGATGAAATTAAATTTGATAGAAAGATTAAAAGTATTGCAAATATTACCAACAGAAGGAAATTTTATTACATTAAATATTGTTCAAAAACTTAAAGAATCCTTAGCGCCAACAGAAGAAGAATTTAAAGAATTTGAAATTGTTGAAAATGCTGGAAATATTTCATGGAATGAAAAAGGACGAATATACAAAGAAATTGAACTAGGGGAAAAAGCAACAGATATTATAAAAGAAGCACTTAAAAAATTAGATGAAGAAAATAAGTTAACAGAATTTCATATAAGTGTTTATAAAAAATTCATAGGAGAGTGAAATCAAATGCCAATAATAAAAGGACCAATAAAATTTACTGGTGGTTTTAATGCCAGAGCCTTTTTAAAAACTAAATTAGGTGATATGACTAAAACTAGTTTACCATTTACTGCAACAGGATGGAAATCAGAAAGAAGTCCTGTTATTGTAGAAAATAATGAAGTAGAAAAAGTTTCTACATTAGTTGATAAAAAACATAAAGAGATTAAAAAAAAGGCAAAGAAATTAATTAAAAGTAAATTAAGTGTAGAAAAATTAGATAAAGAAGGCAATGTTATAGATGAAAATTTTGCAAAAAAGTTTATGACTAAAGTTAGAGATTTAAAAGAAAATTAAAAGGTGAGATAAATGGGGAAAAAGTTAAAGTATTTAATGGTGACTAATCATATTCACAAACAATTACTTGAAGAAGATTGTTTGAGGACTGGTTTATATAGCTGGATACCAGCACTTGAAGGCGAAGTAAAAAGATTTAAAGATGTTAACCCAGAAGAGTTGAAAGATTATGACATTATTCATATCAATATGTCTGCACAAGACATTCATTTGATTGGAGAAGTTAGAGACATAATCGGTAATGACTCAAAAACAAAGATAGTAGTTAACAATGATTACACAATAGAATTGTGGCAAGCATCATTTGATTATTTACCAACATTAAGAAGAGAATTACAATATGCTGATATGTTATTCGGTACAGAACCTAATCAGGTTGGAACACTAGAAGTTTTAACTGGTAGGAAAGTTCATTTAATAGTTCATCCTTGTTTTACCAAAAGGTTGAAAACATTAAATACAAGAAATACAAAAGATATAATATCAGTAATATCACACAGATATGACCAATTTAATATAATACCAAGTTTAGCAGTAAATAATTTGGGTTATAAGACAAGACTTATTGGTTATGACCAATCATCAGATAAAAAGAAATTCACAACAGACACTTGTTATAATGAAATTATACCAGGCACAAATTATATGGATTTTTGTGAACAGCTAATGGAAAGTAAATTAGTTGTAGAACCATTCACACTTACAAGCCAGGGTAGAACTGGTTGGGATTGTGCAGCACTAGGAGTACCAGTAGTTGGTTCGGACAGAAACTACTCAATACAGAAATGTTATCCTATGACAGCAGTTCCACCATTAGATATGAAGGCAACTAGAGAAATGGTTAAGAAAGTATTAACTGATGATAAGTTTAGACAAGAAGTTATTGATTATGCTAAGAACGCAGTTGAATATGTTTCATATGAACAAAGTATAGAAAAATATTTAAAAGCTTTAGAAGAAGGCTCGCCGAAAATAGAGGACAAGGAGGAAGTGAAATGAAATATAACGTAAATCATAAAAATTACTTTACAAAAAACGTAGTTGCTGAAGAACTTGTAGTAGAAGACCCTAAAGTTGAGGAAAAGACTATAGAAATAGTTGAAGCAACAGTAGAAGTAGAAGATAAATATAGTGAAAAAAAACTATATGCTCTTAATAAATCAGAACAAATAGAACTTTTAGTTGAATTAGGATTAGACTTAGCTGAAGTAAAAAGATTAAGATATGAAAAAGACAGAGTTCAAACAATATTAAGCTTAGTATATGAGGATGAATAAAGATGACGGTAATAAAAATAAATTATGGAAATTGGACAACTTTAACAGGAACACTAGTTGAAATAGTTGGTTCGTTAGGTACAGATGGTATACACAAAGAAAAAGTAGTTGCATTAGCAGTAGATGATGCAGGCACAGCATATTTTGCGGTATACTCTAATAATTAAAAAATGAGGTAAAATAAAATGGTAGCAACATTCGGATGGTTAGAAGCCAATGGAGCAGGTGAAACAGAAACAACACCTACAAATATTAATTTTGGAAGTACAGATGCAAAAGATTTAGTAGCATTAACGTATCCAATAACAGCAGGAACAAACTCTTTTGAGAAGTGGATTAAAGCAGATTTTTCAGGAACGTTTAATGTAATTGATAATATACAATTTTGGAAAAGTGCAGGAGCATATGTATCAGAAGAAGGTATTGATTGGAGCGGAACAACAGCTTTAGCATCTTACGCAACACCAACAGCGTCAGAGAGTTCAGTAGCAACTACAGTATTACCAACATCAGACCCTGGAACAGCAAATGTATGGATAGCAGGAAGTTTATCAGGTACTTTAACAAGTGCAGGTACTTCAGACTATATTGTAATGCAGATGCAAATTGGTAGTGGAGCAGCAGCTGGAGCAGTTAATACAAAAACTTTTACTCTGCAATATGATGAAGTTTAATAGAAATTAAATGAGGTGAAATATATGCCAGAAAAAGATGGAAAAGGACCTAGAAATAGAAGCCCTAGACCAAAAGGTAGAAAAATGGGAAGACGAACAGGAAATTGTAAGACTTCCTCCCGTAATAGGGCATAATTTAAAATGACTAAAAAAGATAAAGATAATTTAGAATATTATTGGATAGCAGAATTTTCAGATGGTACTACCCTTAAACAGTTTAATGGTGTGAATGACGATGAGATTTCTTATGGAGAAGTAATAGCTAAAATGAATTTATTAGAAGTTTTTACTATAACTAATGATAAAGAATACTATATAGCTGATATTAAAAAGAATAAACTTACAACACCTAACAAAAATTATAAGCTTAAAGGTAATGATGCCATACTTATATATAAAAGACGTAATAAAGTACGTATGACTGTTGGTGGAACAGAACTTACAATATTATCACCAGAAGTAACTCATATTATTGGTATTGATACAGATGATGAAGACCAATGGATTGAAGTTGATGGTGGACAAGGTAAAAGACCTAAACAAGAAAAACACGAAAAGAAGACTAAATAAGCGATTTAATTTAATGTGATAGATAGTACTACTTCATTGAGAAGTACGCCCAAATCGCACAGGATTGGCCCAGGTGAGAAGTTATGAAGTGGATAGCATTTTATAAAGATGGAGAACAACTTCATCAATATGAGGTAAATGGAGAAGAACATTTATTTTCAGATATTGAACAAGAAAAGTTAAAAAGATTTAATATTAATAGTACACATTCACAAATTAGTGTAAATATGGATACAGGAATATTTACAGTAAATAACGTAGACCTTGAATTTGACGATTTAAGTAATAGAAAAGAAAAGTATAGATTAATATATTTTAGACGGAATCGTGTAAATATAGGGACAACACAAATTTCATTAAATAAAACTGTTAATCATTTTATAGGGTATCAAATAACTATAGATGGTAAAAATAGAAAAGTTATGATAAGTACGGACAAGGAGAAATTTAACATACACGTTGAATAGAGGTGCAATACAATGAACGAAATAAAACAAAAAACGTTTAGAAAAGAAGTTGAAATTACTATTTCAGTACAAGCACAGAAAATTCTATCAGGTACTAAGTATTCTCTCGAAGATTTTGAAAAATGGGCGTTAAATGACCAAAAGATTTCTTTAGGCGGACATAATGTATCATTATTTTTAGAAGTTATGTTTGATAAGGAGAGTGATTTATAATGTCAGCTCCATTAGTTGAACGTTCAACAGGAGATATTATACCTGCAAGCGACCACAATGATGTAAAAGATTACATTGAAGATGGTACTTATAGAATAAATACTAAATCTTTAAATATTCAAGGAGTTGGTGAAATTATAGATTTAAGTGGTAATATTACTACAAGCGTTGGTACAGTTGATGGTATAGATATCGCAACAGATGTAGCCGCAAATACATTAAAAAATACTAATGTATCTACTAATATTACAGTAGTTGAAGCTCCTACAAATGTAGATATTCAGTCAAGTGATGGAACTAATGATACTATTGCGGCAGCAGATGGAACTAATGCAGGAGTAATGACAACAACTATGTATGACGAACACGTTGTGAATAATGGTAAAACTTCTGGTGATTTATGGTCAGACGATGTTGATGCAGATATTATTCCTGATACTATAAGCACTTACGATTTAGGTTCTACTGCAAAGAAATTTGATTATTTGTATACTAATTATGTTGCAGGTGGAAGTGCTACGGATAGGATAGATTTTTTAACAAGTGGCACAATTAAAATATTAACTAATACTACAGAAAGAATTACAATTACTGATTCGGGGGTTCAAATAGGAGCAGGAGCAACTATAAATACTATTGGTACAACGTTCGTTGATAATGATACAAGTTTAATGACTTCTCAGGCTATTAAAGAAAAGATTGAAGATTATGGATATTCAACTGAAGTAGGTACAGTAACAAGTGTAACTTCTGCAAATGGAGCAGCTACAATTGCTACAACTACAACTACTCCAGTAATAACAATAGTTTCAGCACCTAAACTTACAACAGCAAGAACAATAGGTGGAGTAAATTTTGATGGAACTGCGGCTATAGTTCCTACAACAATAGCAGTTACAGATACAACTGATACTACTTGTTTTGTTGGTTTATGGGAAGCCGCAACAGGTGATTTATTGCCTCAAACTGACTTAGGTTTAACTTATAACGCAGGAACTGGAATGTTAACAGCAACAGGACTTACAGGTCCTTTAACTGGTAATGCCGACACAGTAACAAATGCAACACTTACAACAGCATTGACAGTTAATACTGGAACACTTACTTTAACAGCAGATGTAGGAGATGATTCTGTTTTAACTATAGGAGGCGGAGCAGTTTCAGTTTCAGGAGCTAATACAGGAGACAACGCAGCAAATTCGTCTACAATGTATATTGGAACTACAGAAGTAGCATTAAATAGAGCAAGTGCAGCTTTGACTTTGGCAGGTTTAACTTTAACAACTCCTGATATAGGAACACCAAGTGCGGGAACTTTAACTAATTGTGATGGTACAGCATCATCTTTAAATATAGGTGGTACTGCCGCAGTAGCAACAGCAATAACTTTAGCGGATGAAAGTACAGACACAAGTTGTTATGTATTATTTGGAACTGCTGCAACAGGAAACTTAGGTGCTAAAACAGGCACGAATTTGACATTTAATTCTTCAACAGGTATTCTTACTGCAACTGGATTTGCAGGTAATGTAACAGGTGATGTTACAGGGTCAAGTGGAAGTTGTACTGGAGAATCAGCTACAGTAGCAACTATAGCTGGGCTTGCTCCTAATACAGCAACAACACAAGCTACACAAGCTAGTATAACAACGTGTGCTAATTTAACAACAGTTGGAGCTTTAAATGCAGGCTCAATCACATCAGGATTCACATCAATAGATGTTGGAGCTGGAGCAATAGATGGCGGTGTTATTACTGCTGATACTAATTTTGCTGGAGCTTTAACTGGAAATGTTACAGGAAATTGTACTGGAAGTTCAGGAAGTTGTACAGGAAATTCAGCAACAGTTACAGTAGATGCTACAACAACAGATACAACTTGTTTTGTTGGAATATTTGAAAGTGCTTCAGGGTCATTAGAACCACAAACAGACGCAACACTTACATATAATGCTGGAACAGGATTATTAACTACAACAGCATTAACTACCACAGGTGCAATATCTGTAGCTCAAGACCAAAAAATAAATTTTGAAGGAAGTGCAGGAGATACTTATATTAAATATAATAGTTCAAATTCAAAAGTAGAGCTTTATGTTAATGGTACACTCAAGGCAAATTGGGGATAATTAAAATGGGATGGAATAAAATTACAAATATTATGCATGAAGAGGTAAAATTAAAAATATCAAAAGAATATAAACAATTTAGAAAAAATAGAGCCGAGTGGGGTAAATAAAAATGGAAGTAGGATATAAATTAATATTTAGTACTTTTATTATATTATTATTAGTATTGCTAGTAGCCGCAGATAATGGAGTATTTGATGATACAAATTATAATGGAAATACTATTTATAATATTTCAGAAATAAATGCAACAACATTTATAGATGTTCCAAAAGTTATTATAAATAAAACAGCTAATATGTGTATAATGCAAAATGGTACAGATATAATAATTACTAATAATGTCACAGGGGTGACTTGTTAAATGGTTAAGATTAAAGCTAAAGACACGATTTATGGTAGTGTTATACTTATTTTAATAGTTTCAATGGGTATAGTTTTGACTAATGATAACGTTGAAGACTTATACTATTGTCCACTAGATAATATTATTAAAGAGTGTACTAGCTTATCAAAGTATGGAATTGCAGATTCTGTTTGTAAACTTACTTATCCAGAACCAAACAGGGCAAGTGTTAGATGTCAAGAAGGAAGAACATATGCTGCTTGGACACCACTTAGTGAACACTTAAACTTATCAATTAAAACAACTCCACACGTTGAAAGCTTACAAGATTGTGAAATAGAATATTTTAACGAGACTGTGAGAGTAAACATTACTTGTAACTATACTCATTTAGTTCCTTATGATTGTAAAGACCCAAAAGACAACTCTACTTGTAAGTGGAAGAACGAAACAGTTTATTATAAGTGTGGACATAAAGACGTGGTGAAAACTTTTAATCGAACTGTTTGTACACCTTTAGGATTCAAAGTTGTATATCCTAAAATGAATTATACTATCACAGGAGCTTGTTGTGGTTACTATGAAAAGAGTCCTTACAAACAATACCTTGGTTCCAGACTTATTAGTTGTGGACAAGCATTCCTTGGTGAGTGTAATCCTATACTTCAACAAACCAGTAAAGATTCTACAGAGTTCGACCAAGTAGGAAGAATTTATATTATTGGTAAAGAAAGTGTTAAACCAGTATTGGTTGGTCAATATCCTTACATTGAAAATTACGATGTTAAAATTTCAGAGATGAAAGTTAAGTATCAAGTTAAAGAATCTTTAGAGGTTGTCAAATGAACAAATTACTATTATTAATCATTGCTTGTATAATCATTAGCTTAATACCTTTAAGTGTTAATGCTATTACAACTGATGACTTAGTATCATACTATAAAATGGATAGTGGTGCAGGAACTACTGATAGTCACGCAAGCAATACTGCTACTACTGACGCAGACCAACGAACTAATAGTTTTAAACTTGGTACTGCTAGTTATGAAGGTGATGATAATCAAATATTTAATACGGGTATTAATTTAGTAAATAATGCTGATTGGAGTGTTAATGGTTGGTTTAATAGTACTCAAACAGGAAATTATATTCTTTTATGGGGTGATATGGAAGCAGCAGGAGTAGACGGTTGGTTTTGTAGAACTACAAATAATGATGGAACAGGTGTAATGTGTTTAATGTATGGTGGGGGGAATATAGCTATTAATTCTGCGGATACAGATATAAATGATGGAAGTTTTCATATGATAACAGTTACTTATGACGGAACTACTAATGCTATGATTTTGTATGCTGATAATGTTAGTATAGGAACTAATACTAATGCTTATGTTGAGGAAGCAAATTCTAGATTTTCAATATTAACTACTCAATGGAATAATTCTTATTCTACAACAAAAACAGGTGATGAAATAGCAGTTTTTGATAAAGTTTTAAACACTACTGAAATAGACGATTTATGGAATGATGGTGATGGTTTAGCATATCCTTTTTCAAGTGGTGGTTCAACTTTTTTTGAAGTAACAGCTTTAAACAATTATACTGCTGCTGCTTTAACAATTTTTAATGCTACTATTAATGGAACATTTTATGATACAACAAATGGTACGATTAACACAAATTATAATCAGAGTCAAGCATTAATCTTTAACATCACTGTTCGAGCAACAAACTTTACAAGCTCAACATATCTTAATTACAATGCAAGCGTTAACTTAGAAGCTGAACTTCAAGTGTTTAACTTCGCTTTTGACTGGAATATGACAAGTGATGGAGGATGTACTGCTTGGAGAGATAGTAACACTAACCAATGTAACACGACTGACGGAACACCAACAACAGTTTTTACTACAAACAAAAATGCTACTTGCAGTGTGAGAAAAATTAGGCATGATTATAATTCAACATATGCTTGTAGCACTACAGGATTAAAAAGCCATATATGCACACTTACTTTTGCAGACAGATTAGTGTATGACCTTAGCAATTTATATTTTAGTTGTGATTTTGATGATTCAAGTGCTGAAACAAGTTCAGCTATGAGTATTAATATGACTGCTGGAAGTGGCGGTGGGAGTGGATTAGTTACTTGTATTAATGTTGTCGGAGATAGTTGTATAGCGAGAATTACAAATAATTGTGCAGCAATAATAAAATTAACATAATCAAAACATTTAAATAAGAGAACATACATAATAATAAGGTAATACAATACTGGCAGATTTGACTTCTATAGGGCAGATGTCGTAGAAGAATAATAAGCTTTTATAATATAATATAGAAGATGGTTTATTCAGCTTATTACGGCGTTGCAAAATATGGAGAATCCTACTATAGTTTAGTAGAAAATATTTTAGATAGCGATGCTCATATTAAAAAGTTAGATAATGAAAAGACAATTCAATCTAATGCTTACATAAAGAAAGAAGGTTATGAAGTTAGTATTAATTCTAGTGCATTTATTAAAGTAATTGATAATGAAGAAACTTTAGATTCAGATGCTCAAATTAAAACAACTTATATTGAAACTATTGATTCAGATAGTTATGTTAAAATAACTTATGAAGAAACTTTAGATTCTGATGCTATTATTAAACATTTAGCATACGAAGAAATTATAGATAGTGATTCTTACATTAAAACATTGAATAATGAAGAAATTATAGATAGTGATTCTTACATTAAAACAACTTATGATGAGACTATTGATTCAGATAGTTATGTTAAAATAACTTATGAAGAAACTTTAGATTCTGATGCATATATTAAGAAAAGTGGATACGAAGGAAGTATAAATAGTATAGCATTTATTAAGGTGTTGAATAATGAAGAAACTTTAGATTCAGATGCATATGTTAAAACATTAAATGTTGAGACCCTTATTTCAGATGCTCAAATTAAACATTTGGCGTATGAAGAAATAATAGATAGTGATTCATATATTAAAGATACATATGATTCAACTATTAATTCAGATGCTCAAATTAAAACAAGTTATAATAAAATTTTAGATTCAGACGCTTATATCAAAAAATTAGATAATACAGAAACAATAGATTCAGATGCATATGTTATAATAGAATATGAAAATGATTTAATAAGTAATGCATTTATTAAAGTAATTGATAATACAGAGGCTTTAGATTCAGATAGTTATATTAAGATTTTCAATACAAATACTATTAATTCAAATGCTTATATAGAGGGATGCCCAATAAAGAGTATAGAGTCAGATGCTTACATTAAAATAATTGTTAATGAGACTATTCAATCGGACGCATTAATATTATCATTAGGATATGATATGCCTGGACAACCAATAATAATGGATGTAGAGGAAATAAATAGTAAACCTATTTTATCAATATTAGAAAATACATTAACAGTTCCAATAATAGATAAGTCTACAAATATTTATACAAAACCTATATTAACTAAGGAACGTTAGTAATAATCGAAACATTTAAATACTTAAAGTCGTATAATAATATTATATCGAAAAATTTATAAATAAAGAAAACAATGAGGTGGAAAAATGGCCCAAAAAATAAATTGGAAAAACCCAGAACAAGATACAGTTACATCAACAGAAATTAGCAAAGCAACTACTATTTATGGCACTTATTCAGTACTAGATACAATAAATGCAACAAGTGATGGGGCAGCAAAGACAGCCGCGAATACGTGGGTAACAACATATACAGATGGTTCAGGTACAAAGAATAATTGGTATAAAGTAAGATTTTATGATAGTGATACAACATATTGGTCTGATTATTCAGAACCTATAACTGATAATGAAAAAGTTAAACTTTGTACAGTATCAGATGTTAAAGAAGCAGTTGATACTGTAGGTAGATGGACAGATGATGAAATATTCTCTGCAATAGATGAAGTAGACGAGAATGTTTATGCAGAAATGGGAACTCCTATTAATGCAATATCCTCAGATGCTGCTTATGATACTACAACATCTACGACTTTTAAAACATTTTTTGTAGGACAACAAGATATTTATAGAATTGATAGATTTTTTGTTGGAACAGGAACTATGACAGAATTGTTTATAGATGATGGTTATAAAACAAACCTTAAATATGGTATGACTAGAATATTACCTTATGCATCTTCTAATTTTGTATTTAGTAGAGGACAAACAGTAGAAATACATTTTGTTCCTAAAATATATAATAGATTATGTATATATAGAACTGTTAAATTCCTATTAGAAAAAATTGATACAATTTCAGGTGGAACATCAAGTAAAGAATTAGAAACTGTAAATAATAAACTTGCAAATATTGAACAAGTGTTAGGAGACCATTTAGGAATTGTAATGAGTTCAGATTATAAACACTATGATGGTATATATGGACAAAATTTAAAGAAACTTACTCAAAAATTCAAACAGAACCTTTATATGGGTAATTATGGTTGGTAAAGTAGTCAAAAACCGAAACATTTAAATAGGTGAACTTATATTATAGTAATATAGGTAAAACTAAACGGGCAAGGAGCCTGTTCTTTAGATGTTCAAGGCGAACGATAATAAGAGGTATTATAAAATGGAACCGATAGTTTTAAAATTTAACGATTTTACAACTCTCTTACAAAATAATAGAATATACTATTATGAAGGCACAATGTACTTTGATTTTCACTTTCTATCAGAGGGTCGTATAATCAAATCTAGAGTTTTTAAGAGAGATATAGATAGTTACGAAAGATTCTTCTCAAATGAAATTTTCTATGGCGCAATGAGAATATTATTTAATATTAAAGTACCGTCAATAGATGTTGTTTCTGAAATAAGAGATGGAGCAATATTTCCAGTAGATATTCAGAATTTACAAGATGAAGATAAGATGACACTTACAATTAATGATGACCTATCTGGCTTATTATATTTAAGAGTTGGTGCAGGAGCTAAAGTAGAAACAAAATTATAAGAATTAGAGGAAATAAAATGTCAATAGAAAATAAGAATGGCGTTCATAAAAATGAACGATTACAAGTAAAGAAAAATAAAGATGGTAGTTTAAAATCTAAAGCTGAACAATATACTGAGTATCATAAATTGGACTGGAGTATGTGTGATAGTAACAAAGTAGAAGATGTCAATATTAAAGGAAAAGTTAGAATTTTAGAGGAATAAAATGAATGATAGAACTGCTATAAATGCTATTAAAACTGTACTTCAAGCAAATCTTGAAGACCCGCGTGAGCAGTATACAAATACAGATAGAAATTGGATTCATACAGATGAACCTTTAGCACAAGCTACATTCCCTAGAATACAAATTAGAAAAGGACAACCATCAATAGGCGAGATAATTGGTATTGGTTGGGATTTTAAAGAGCAACGAGTATTATTTTTAGATGTTCAGATGTGGTCTAAAGCACCTTTTAAATGGAAAGGAACAGACAATATATATTTACAAGATGAAGAATTGCTTAAAGAATGGCAAGATAAGATTTGGTTAGCACTTAAAGGCAATCAACAAACAACATATGCTAGTTATGGTATAACAGGTTTAAAATTAGTAAATAATAATGAACCTTATATGGAACCAGATACACAACTATATACTGCTACAGTATCAGTAAGGTTTTGGTATTTTGTGTCGGGGACTTGTTAAAATGATACAAATATCAGCAAAATTCAATATCGACCCAATATTATTCCATTTAGACAAACTTATAAATTTAGGAATGGAATTTGGCGCTAACGAAGTAGCACGGACAATGAGAGATGAAGCGCAATTAATATTACAAGAAGCAATAGATGCAAATCCTAATAGTAATTCAAAAGGTACATTAGGTAAGTCAATAACATATATTCCTTCAACTACAGGATTAGCATATTATGCTCAAGCAGTAGTGACTATAGATACTAACAGAGTCCCATATGCAGAATGGGTAGAATTAGGTAGATTTGCAGCAAACATTCCATATAAAAACGATGATACTAGAAATTATCATAATTCACAGTTTCCAGGATATCATTATTTAAGTGGTGCAATGAAAAAAACTGGAAGAATAGCATCGAAGTTAGTTCTTAATGCTATTTTCATAGTAGTATCAAGTCCATATAGAGCAGGGAATTTAGTAAAAGGATAATAAAAGTGAGGTAAAACAATGGTAAAATTAAGATATATTGGTACAATGGCTAAAGGTTTAGCAGTTTGTGTTAATTATAAAATAGTAGTAGAAAGAAATAAAGAATATGACATTCCTTTAACAGCATCAAAACACTTTCTTAAGTCGAAGGATTGGGTTAAAGTGAGTGATTATAAAGAAAAAAAAACAAAGAAGAAAGAAAAAGTTGAAGTAATTGAGGAAATCGAAGAAGAAAATTTGTATGACGAATACAAAGAGGAGGTAGAATAAAAATGGTATCAGCAGGATATTCACAATATGTCAGATGGGGTAATGAAACCGAATATGGTTCACAAACTACAGCAGACAGAGATTTAGGAGCAGTACAATCAATATCACCAGGAGAAAAGAATAATTTAATTAAGATTAGAACTCTTAGTGGTAATAGAGATTATAAAACAGTAATACCAGGTAAGTTTGAAATAAGTGGTTCAATGGATTATTATTTACAAGGTGGAGCATTTTTAAGACAAGCTTGGGGAGAAGATAGTGGAACTACGTCAACAACTGACCAAGGACCAAAAATTTTAAGTGCAGGAAGTTCCGTTTATAGACACGTAATGGGTAGTGCAAATAGTCCAGGAGTAAATGACTTTCCAAGTTTTACACTTGAATTTACAGATTATGAAGACGCTGGAGCTTCAGGTACAAATAACTTGAAGAGAACGTATAAAGGTTGCAGAGTAAATTCATTAGGAATTTCAGGAGCAATTGATGACCCAGTTAAATGTTCAGTAGATTGGATGGCCAAAACAGTATTAGCTGGAACAGGAGCACCATCATCAATTACAGAATATACAACAGACCCATTCGTATTTTATGATGGATTCGTATATTTAACAAGTGCTAATGTTACAAGTATAACAACACAAGCTAGCTTAAAAAGTGATGCATTATGTCAAGTAACAAGTTTCGACTTTTCAGTTAATAACAACCTAGAAGCAGGTTGGTATATTGCAGGTACTTGTGGAGCAACAGATTCAGCAAGAGCAGCAAAGTATATCATTCCAAAAGGAAGAGATTATGACTTAAAATTAGGACTACATTATCAAGATAAGGCAATGTATCAAAGATTTTTAGGTTCTGCAACAGCTACAACTGACCAAAAAATATTAGGTAAAAACCAAGTTGTATTAGATATGATTAAAAGTGGAACTCCAGGAACAATAGCATCAGGCGACCATTATATGAGATTAGTAGTTGCAAGTGCAACTTTTGATGATATTGCAATTAATGGAGCACCAGAAGATATTGTAAACAATGATGTAACAGTTTTCGGAAAAAGCGTAAAATGTTTCTTTGTTGATAATGTAACTTCATACAAATAAATAATTTTTTTACCCGCTTTATGCGGGCACAATTTTTTTAAATAAAGAAAAGGTGAGAAGAAGAAAATGGTAATGAAAAAAGAACTAAGTTTATATGAAAGAGATGAAAAAAACGAATTAATCGCACAAGAAGTACCTTTATTGGTATCTAAAGCAGATTTAGAACAATATCCTGAATTAGCTAAAGAGACAATTAAAGTGATTCCTATGACTAGAGGAAAGATTAAAAAGATGTTTGGGTTAATGGGAACAGAAAAAGATACAAAACCAGATACAACTAAAGATGAAGATGGTGAAATGATTGTAGAATTTTGCAAAGAACCACAATATACTATAGAAGAATTAGCATATGCTAAACCTATAATTGTAAGGTCTATTGTAAAAACTATATTTGCAGAATCAGGTATTCAATTAGATGGCGATACTGGTACTAAAAAGTATAACGATGAATTTGGAAAAAACTCCTAAAGACTAAGCAAAAGAAACGAGAGGGTGGTTTAGTCTTATTTTTACACGACATAGGTTATACATTTTTCACAATAAATCAGCTAACATTCGCTGAATGTAATTACCTTGTAGAAGCCTTCAATCAAAGAGAGAAAGATAAAGCTAGAAATAATAAAAAATAATAAAATAAAATGGCAGGCGGAAAACGTAAACCTAATAATTGTAAATGTTTGGTATGTGGAATAGAATTCAGAAGAAAACCTTTCTATTTAGCGAAAGGTAAATATGAATTATTATACTTATCAGAGAAATTTGAAGAATTTTGGAACATTGATAATGGCGTAACACTTTGTATTGAATGTCATAAAATAACACCAGATTATGGGGTAAGAGTATAATGTCAGGAATTACGAGCGTCGGCGGAATTGTAATACCAGTTGCAGTTATAAGAGTTGGTGATAAAGCAGCTTTGTTGAAATTAGAAGCTCAATTTGTTCAGGTTCAAAAGGCTGTTAATAGAGCAAGCGCTTCTATGATGCAACTTGGCGCAACAGCCACAAAGTCTGCTGGTGGCGTTAAAGGATTTCTTAAAGGAATGACCAATGTTAGATGGGCATTAGTAAATGTAGCATTAGTTGCTATGACTGCTAAGTTAGCATTTAAAGCAATAGGCCAACCATTAATTGATTTAGAAACTGAGATGGCTGTCGTTCAGAAAAGAACAAAGATGACAGGGGATGACCTTAAAAATTTACGTGGGGAACTTATAAATTTATCTAGAACTTTACCCGAATCAGCATCAGAACTAGCTAAAATAGCAGGAATTGCTGGTCAGTTAGGTATTCGTGGTGCTACAAATATTACAGAGTTTACAAGAGTAACAGCTATGATGGGAGCTGCTACAGTTCTTACAACAGAAGAAGCTGGTTTGGCTTTGGCTAAATTATCAGCAGCATATGATGAACCAATTGTAAAAGCTGAAAATATGGCTAGTGTTGTTAATGAATTATCCAATAATACTGCCGCTAATTCTTCAGAAATAAGTCGTGCTATGCTTAAAATGGCTACATCAGCTCACCAATTAGGTGTTACATTAGATGTAAGCGCAGCAATAGGTGCTACATTAGTTGATATGGGTATGAAAGCTGAGAGAGCTGGTACTCGTATGAAAACAGTATTCACTAGAATGGCTACTGAAACTGAGAAAATTGCAGCCCTTTATAAAGGAGAATTTGCATCCGATGTTTCGAAAGCTATAAATGATGATGCTAATGAAGCATTTCTAAGATTAATTGGAACTATAGCTAATACTTCAGATAAAACTGAAAAACTTCGTATAGCTACAGATATTTTTGGTAGAGTAGGTGGAAGTGCTGTATTAGGATTAGCATCTAATTATTTAGATTTAGTTAAAAATATAGTTATGGCGTCTGATGAATTTGAAAACGCTATGTCCCTACAAGCAGAGTTTGATATTCAAATGAGTACAACTGCTAATCAATGGAAGATTTATTGGGGAAATATTGGTTCTGGATGGGCAAATTTCGCTACAAGTATGAATATAGATGTAACAGGAGCATTAAAAACAATTAATGATTTGAATACACTTAGTCGTGAATTTAATAATATGGCTAAGGGTAGACAAGAAGTATTTGGTGAAGAAGATGCTAGTAGTTTAGGTAGTATGAGGTTTATGCCAGAAACTGGAGATAGATGGAATAGTGGTGAAGCTCTTATGTTGAAAGAAGCAGCTAATGTTAAAAAAGTAGGCGATTCATATAAAGAGTATAGAGAAAATGTGTTAGACACTTTAGGTGTAGATACTGCTACAGAGTTACAAGAAATTGAATTAAAAATTTATTATGATTATGCTGATGGTACTCCAAAAGAACAACAAGAAGCTTTTAAAGGGGTACGAGATGCTAGAATACAATATGCTAAAGATGTAGAAAGGGCAACTACTAGGCAGATGTCTGAAAGTGAAATAAACATTGCTATACAAAAAGTAAAAGAATTAAATATTGCATTAGGAGATGCAGAAGGAAAACAAGGAAGAGCAGATGCTATGGTTAATTTGACTAATGAACTAATGAAATATGGAGATGCATCACAATCTGTTCAAGAAAGAATAGATAATGAAGGACAAGATTTAGCTACTCTAGAAAAACAATATGGTACATTAGATGAATCAATAATAAACACTATACAGGGATATGATGAATTTAAGGTAGCATTAGAAGAACAAGCAAGACTTTTTGCACTAGATAAAGCATCAACGGCTGAGTTCCGAGTGGAAGTCGAAAACTTAAAAACCGAATATTCTGATTCAATATCATATCAAGAACGATATAATGCAAATATGGAAATTACAAAAAATATTACTGATGATGCTACTGATTCTACAGAAAAGTTTGCATCAATATCTAAAAAAGCTGGAGTAGCGTTTAAATATGTAAATAATATTTTAAAATCACAAATAGAAATTAAAAAAGAGTTATTAAGTGAATATGGGGATGCTAGATTTACTGGAGAAACAGAATCATTACAACATCTTCACGATATGAGTTTAGCAATAGACAAAGAACGATTAGCACAATTAAAACTTACAGATTCTGTAAAAGGAACTAATGATGAATTAGCATCACAACAAGATTCATATACAGCATGGGTTGAAACAGTACAACAATTTATTAAAAGTACAGTTGCGTCTGGAACAGAATTAGGAAAAAATGTTTCTAGTTCAGTAACACAATATCAAGCATTATTATTATCTTCATCTAGATTTTCCGATGGGTCTGCTGATGATAATAGTACATTAGACGATATGAATAGAGAATATGATATTGCGCAATTAGAACACGATATAGATTATGATGAAAAACATTATAAGGTAAACGAATATAGGGACGCTGTTGCTAGACTTGGACAAGTAGAATTTGAGACAGCAGAGGCAACTATAGCAGCTATGAAATTAGTTCAAGCAGAATTAGATGCTCAAATACTTCAACAAATAGACCTTGAAACAACATGGGAAGATGCTAAAACAGCAGAAGAACTTTATGCTGCTGGATTCTTATCTGATGCTGACCTTATTAATTTATCACTTGATGCTCAAATTAGTAAAGTTAAAAGCTTAATATCCGAATATCGAGATTATATTTATTTAAAAGATGCGGAATTACTAGACCCTAATGGTATGTCTTATGGGCTAGGTATAGAACCTAATGATGAAAGAGTATTATCACCATATGAACAAATAGCAAACGAGATATTAAATAAAGATGTTAATCCGTATCAATCACAAAATCCAGTATTATATACAGAATTAGTAAATAATGGAATGTCATATGCGCCTACTTCACCTATTCAAAATGGGGATAGTTCAAGTTCAAGTTCGTCAGATATAAATATTGGCACTATTAACATAGATGGAAATAATTCTACAGATGATGCTGACGCGATAGAATTATTATATTCAAGATTAGAAGAACAATTAAAGGTAAAATAAAATGGCAAATTATAATGAAACATTAGTATATAATTCAATAACTCTAGATGTTGAAACTCTTACACCTATGAGAAAACAAAAGACTAGAAAGGTAGTATTAGGAAAATCATTATCACAAGTTAATATTATAGGATTAAATGCGCAACAATGGGAACTAGCTGTATCTGGTGTTGTAATAGGCGCTACTCTTACAGAATTGGGGACTAAACGTGCACAAATAGAAGCATTTGATGATGTTACAGTACATGCATATGTAGATGGATTACATGATGGAAATTATTATCTAAAACCAGGAACATTACGATTTAATGATTCTGGAAAAAGAGGAAATTTATCTTATGTTTATAAATTCACACTTATAGAGGAATAAAATGAAGAACAATGTTACAGTTATAATTGGAATAGTTATTATAGTATTAGCAGCCTTCGCAGGAGGCACACTTAAATGGCAATTCGACAAAGATTGGACAACCCTTTCTTTAGATGATACAATCATTGCAAAAGAAAAGTGGGTAGTAGAAGCAGAAAGAACTTATTTTAAATTAGATAGTTATTATGATATCAATATCAAATGTCCAAAGGTTATAGCTAATGGTGGTTATGAAACTGCTACGCGTTGTTATTATCCAGACGATTATTATGAACAGTTAAGTAGAAGCTTAATCAATACTAAAATAGACTTTATTAATCATACAAGTACCGATACAATAAATGGTACAGAATATATAACATCATCCTACTTCTCAGTAACTAAAGATTCACCTAATTATAAATATGGTACAAGGGGAAGTTACGCTGGTTCGCTTATAGAAACAATGGACTTTTATCCATTATCAACAGACGAAGAACAATTCCCATATGATTATAATGTAAATTGGAATCCTAAAGATACTAGAAATTATAAACTTACTTGGAGAATAGAAAATCTTAAAGAAATAAATATACCAGATGGTATTTATAATGATTGTGATTATACATTTGGGAGAATAAAAATAGACTTAAAAGATGAATGTAGTAATTTGGATTATGCTGAAGTAATAGATAATACTAAAATTTATTTTCATTTTATAAATATACGAGGGGAACAGAATTTAAATATTATACTTGTTGACCCATGGTTTGATGATACTGCTTATAGGGTAGGTTATATGAACGCAGAAGAAGGTAGCGGTTCAGTAGCAGTCGATAATTGGAATGGTTATAACGGAACAATGTATACTACTCCTTTCTCAACAGATGTTCCTACTTTTAATATAAGTGGAGATGGTGGTAGTTATTCTTATAATTTAAGTACTTATGGTACAAGTTACATTGATTTTGGAGCAACTAACTATGATTTTACTCCAGCTTCTGATAAACAAACTATCAGTTTTTGGTGGAAAAATACTACAGGATGTTCAGGATTTTGGTCTATAGCTAAAGATGGTGGATGGACTAATAATATGGAATATAGAATAACTGGTTCTGGGGCAACAATCGATTATGGATTTACTTATCAATATGGTTACCATACTAATGGTGTTATTTGTGACCCGGATAATGGTAGTGTTGACATTATGGATGGAAATTGGCATCATTTCGTTGCAACTGCAAGTCCTTCAAATTTAAACGTTTATTATGATGGTGCTTTTTGTAATAACGCATCAAGAGCAGGAATAACTACTTTTAATGGTAATATGTATTTGGGAGCAAGACTAGACACTCGTGATAGTGATACAATAAATAAATATGGATGTGGACTATTCGATGAAATTAAAATTTATAAAGGATTAGAAGCTAATGCAACACAAGTACAAAATCTTTATGACTATAACGAATTAAATATACCTAGTGGAGCTCCTATAATTAATGACATAGTATTTACACCAATTGTTGTTAATTCATCTACAGATATAAAAATTTATTTAAATTCAACAACGGTAGTTGGAGGAGGTTTTTATAGTGCTAATTGTTCGTTATATATTAATAACGTTTATAGTTCTTCAACATATTATTCAAATATTAATGATGGTAATAATAACGTTTTAAACATATCTAATTCATTAACTAGTGTAAGTGACGTAATAAGAGTATCATGTTTTTTATCTAATGATGCTGGTAATGCAACATCTTCAGATGATAATATTGTTTTACCAGATATGTGCAATGGAGATGTAATAGTAGTTCAAGATGATTTTGCTACAGTTCAATTAGCTATAGATGATAGTGGAACAACAACAGGAGATATAATTTATGTAAATCAATCAACAGTAGATACAGATTTACATGTTAATAAAAGCGTTTGTATTTTAGGAAATAATTATGAAAATATGACTTCATTATTTATAGATACATCTAATGTTTATGTAGAGCGAGTATATATAGCAGGAGGAAGAGTAAATTATCCAATAACTAATGATAAAGCAGGTATTGTATTAACGGGTTCAAATACTACTTTAATATATATTAATTTCACAGAAGATATAATATCACCTGGTAGTCAATATGTAGATGATTTTAGAGGAAACGCATATGGTATTATTGATACTGGAGGAATGAATAACTTATTTAAAAATATAGTTTTACAAGGTGTTAGAGGTGGAGATGGATATTTTGCATCTGATGACAGAGGAACACGGGGTGGAGATTCGTATATTTATTATGGAACATCATCTAATACAACTATTAGAGATGTGAGTTTTAATTATTCACAATGTGGAAATGGAAGTGATGGTGGATTTGGTGGTTCAAATAATGATGGGGGAGATGGTGGAGAGACAAAGATATTATATTCAACTGGAAGTTTTTTAACAATAAATGGATTTTCTAATTATGGAGATAATTCTATTATAGGATGTAGTGGTGGAGATGGTGATAGAAGTGGTGCTACTGATATATGTTCAGAGGGGGGCATGGGCGGTACAGTGAAATATATATTGTCTATAGGAGGAACTGGTACTAAAATTTATAATATAAATTTACATGGAAATACACTTGGTACAGATGGTACTACTGATTGTAATGATGATTGCGTAGCTGGAGATAATAAAGGAAGCACAAATTTATTGTATGGTACATACGATGTAATAGAAAATGTGTTAATTCACGATTATACAGGAGAAAGAGGAGAGGACGCTATTTGTGATAATTATGACCCTGGAGATTCTGCATGGGGTGGTTCGGGAGCAGATATAAATGTAGAAGTATATGGGTTATCAACAAATATAAATAATTTAACAATATATAATATAAATGCTGGAGATGGTGGAAATGCTGACCTTACATCTTTTGATGGAATGTCAATGAGTGGAAGAGATGGTGGAAAAATAAGTTTTGAAGTTACTGGAACATCTAATACTGGTAATGTTAACAATTTAACAATATATAATATTTATAGTGGACAAGGAGGAACTGGTGGTGCAGACACAAATAATGGAGCAACTTGTGTTAAAACAGGAGGAACCGAGAATATATTAATAGAATTTGCAGGAATATTAAATAATATTAATGTTTATAATATTACTCAACCTAGTGGATTAGATGGTGGTTCAGATACAGGATATCAAGCGGCTGGTGGAAATGTTAGTTATTTACAAATAAATTTATATCCATTAGTAGGAAGTAATAATATTAACGTAAATAATATTACAGCAGGAACAGGCGGAATAGGTTATTGTAATGTTGATGGTTATACAGACGGAGATAGTGGACATGCACAGATAGATTTTGCAACTGGGGCATCTTATGGTTCTTATAATACAGTAGTTGGAGATATAACTGGTGGTGGAAATGCTACAGGAACAGGAACTTGTTCAGATAAAGAACATTGTGGATATGCGTACGTATTTGCAATTCCAGTATCATCAAATAATAATTATAGTTTACAAAATACAGCATTTAGTGGATATATAAATGTAACAATTGGAACAATTGATGCTACAAATTGGGAAGAAGGATGGACAGTTGGTTATTCAACAGATGACCAATTCTGGTGGGCTTTTTTACCAACACCAAGAGCAGTAACGAGAATTCAACCTCCTTATAGTAGTGAGAACTTATATTGGTTTACGTCTGGAAAGACAAATGGTAACTTTTCTATTTACTATGGCGCAACACAAGCTACAGCAACTAATTTAATAGTTAGCGACACAGTTGCTAATTTATGTTCTGGTGCTAATTGTAATTATACTTGGAACATTACAGAATTAGCAGCAAATTTTTATTACATTAAAATAAACGCAACTAACTGGTCAACTACAGATGGCGCAGAAAATACTACATTCGTTTATAGTTCAAGTTATTTTTTTCTAGAGGCAGCTACTGTAATGAGAAGTTCTAATATAACAACAAGTTATGGTGATGAATATGCTGATAATAATTTACTAGGATACTGTAATGCTACAAATATAGATGATAATGATGTAGTTTATGAGTATATTTGGTATTTAAATGATACAGAACATTCTGGTGGAAACACATCAACAACAACTTCAGGAATATTATATAATGTAAATACTATTAATAATGCGTCTGTTAATGTTGGAGATACTTGGAAATTTGGTTGTAGAGCTTATAATGGAACTACATATAGTGTTTTATGGATAAATAGTACACCAATAACACTAGACGCTTATCCAATAGTAACTCAATCAGCTAGAACTGACCCAGCTGGATTAGGTATATATGATGATATATCTGTTATAAATGGATATTGTAACGCTACAAATGTAGAAGACACTAATGTACAATATCAATATAAATGGTTTAAAGATGATGTACTATATTCAAGTGGAAATTCAACTAATATAATACTTGTAAGCGGAGATGAGTTAGTTAGTTACGATATTTCAGGCTATATTACTACTAATCTTCCAATGCGTAATGGAATATGGACTGATTGGTCAAGTTGTAACACAAATCCAAATTGTCCGAGTGTAAAGATAAGAGCAAACTGGACTAATCCAACTGGAATTATTTCCAGTGAATTTACAATTGGTACTGGACAAGGAACAAATGTAAAAAGATTCTCATTATTAGATTCATGTTTAACAAGTTCAGAAATAAGTGTTATTGTAAACCATACAGGATATTCGAACGTATTAGATTTAAATTGTTATAATGGACGTGAATATGTTAGAATAACAAATTTAACTATAGATACTTATACTAGAGAAATAGCGTTAAATAATACTATAGCGGTTACGTATCCACAAGGCGTAGAAGCTAATGTTAACAATTTAACAACACCAATAGACGATATTGGTGCTTGGAAATTAGAATGTAATGGTTGGGATAGTAGATTTGGAGAAGATGTAGGCACACCACTTAATTCATCAGAATATGTGTTAGTTAATGGTAGTATAACAATCAATGGTTCTGTAGATTCGCCAAAAATAGAAATAGCTAATAATGGTGATTATACGTTTGAAGTCACAGCAAGTATAACAGGACAAACAGTATGTATAGATTATGTACATACAACAGAAGATATTAACTTATCTTGTGGAACAAATACAACATCAGTTAATATTACAATTACAGACGAATATTTCACTAAAACAACAAACAGTAATAGTGAATCAACATTCCAATTAAATTATACTGGAGGGGACAATTATACTTTTTATATTACTACACATCAGTACGATGTACCCTTGAATTTAACATTTAATATGACAGGAACATCTGGATTATTAGATGTAGATATTTATGGAAATAATATTTTAATAAATAATACAGCTTTAAGTGGAACAAAAGAATTAACAACGTTCTATGGTGGAGAATCATATGCCGAAATAGTGTATGATAAAATAGATACTTATGGTGCTGTTTATGTTAAGATACCGAAAAACGCAGTAGTTACAGATACTGCTATAGATTTTATTGGAGTAAATACCGATATTATATTAGAACAACAAAATAGAAATGATGGAGTTTTACTTGGATATGGAGATGCATCTCCTATATCACATTATGGATATGTACAAAATATTACAAGTATAGATTTAAATGCAACACTTAAAAATATAACTATAAAAAGTGCAATTAGTAATATCACTAGTAATATTACAGGAGTTATCAGAGTTGGAGCATCTTTACCATCAACAGTATCACCTGATTTTGGAAATTGTGCAGTAACGTTAACAAACAATGTTGAAGATATTGTATGTAATTTAACTGGAACAATAAATTCAACAAATGATGTATATGTAGAAATATATGCTAATTATACTTCTCCATTTATTTTACAACTTGGAGCATCAGATGGTAGTTATATAGATGGTGAATTATTCTATTTAGCTAGTGTAGGAAATTATAATGCATTTCCAGGATATGATATGTATTTTATATTAATTGGAAATGCTTATCCATTAAATGTTGAAATGTATGTTGGAAGTAATACAACACAAATAATGAATGTATCCGGATATTTAACTAGCTCGCAAACGGTTAGTGGTTTCGAATCTGAGATGAATGATTATATAAATGATTGCGTAGCAGATTCAAATGGATATTGTAATATCCCATTATCATTTAGAAATTATGGTGGTGGAACAATAAATATTACTAGTTTAGATGTTAATTATACATATAGTCAACAACAATATACTATAACATTATCATCAATATCAGCATTTATTAATACTTCAACTGGAAGTGTTAATTATCCTATAACTATTAAAAGTGCTTATGCTGGAAATTTAACAATAAATGATATTCAATATGATTATCTTGGTGGTAATAGTACATCATTTTATATAAGAGCACACACATCAGATTATACTATAAATTATACAAGAGATATGATATTTTATTACACAGGATGGGATTATACAATGCCATCTGGAATACAATATATAGATTGGTATCCTTGGAGTCCTACAGCTAAGAATGTAACTCCATTTGGACAAGATGCTAATACACCAATATTAACGATAGAAAATCAAGGATATGGTAGTACAGCTATGAATTGGTCTATGTATGTAGCTAATCAAGGTAGTAAGTGTGCTACAATTAAAATAGCTAATTCGAACAATGCATCACAAGCAATACAGATTAACGACACTTGGTACGAAGTATTAACAGATATAGATTATGAAGGCACAGGAGAAGTATGGATGTGGGCTGATTTAAGTTGTTCATATAGTAATTGGCAATATTGGCAACCAGATTATTACTTCAGGTCTTGTGGTAATAATATAGATTATTGTAGTGAGGAAATAAGTTAAAATGCCAGTTAGAAATTTAAGAAGTAATCCAAGCGGTGCAGTACATATTCCAACTACTGCTATAACTTATACCAGAATTCAAATAATAGACGATTCTGATGTTACATATACAGTTTTAGATTCTTATGGAGGAGCAGATGCTAATAATTGGACTATTGATGCTACTCTAAATAGACCAGCTACTAATAAGTTAGCAAATTTTAGAATATCTTTAGCCAATATACAAGGTAGATTTTTAGATAAATTTGATGGTGGAGAATATGTTCATATTTATGCAGATTCAACAGATGCTACAACACATATTTTTACAGGTAGAATAGATAATGTTACATATGGGCTTTCTAGTAATAATGGATGGACAGTTAATATAACTGGAAGAGAATATCCAGGATTTTCAGACCAAATTGTTAGTATATTATATGCGGCAGCAACTGGTGCTGAAGCGCTTGCTATGTTATTATCAAACAATTATTCAGATGTTAAATTACAATTTTGGAATGGTTCTGCGTGGGCAACTGCGACATTACAAAGTGATAATACTGTAACATGGGACATATCTGTAACTAATCTTCCATCTACAGTTCTAAGTGCAACATATGCAAATCAGACAGGTATATCTATTATAGGAGATATATGTGATAGAGTTGTTATGGATAGTTATATATATTATGATATAACAGCATCACAATGGTATCTTAGGTCTTTTGTTGTTAATGCTATAACAAATACAGTATCTAATATTGCGTTTGGTGTTAATTTATTAGGCGTGTCAGATTATGGTATAAATAACAATAATATTTATAATAGAGTAAGTGTATATGGTAAAACAGAAAGTTCAAATATATTATTATTAAAAACAGAAGAAAATTCATCTTCTCAATCGGATTTATGGATAAAAGATAAAATAGTTAATGCAGATGATTTAGATACTATGGATGAAGTACAAGAAAAGGCAAATGTTGAATTAGATGTCAATACGTCTAGTAATCCTGATGGAAAAGTAACTTCAGTATTATTACATTCATTAAGACCAGGAGAAAGGATAGATGTATCAATACCTTATACTGGAATACATGGTATGTATAGAATAAAAGAATTTGTACATAATTTTACTAAAAGCACTACATCAGTGAATTTCAATAATACTAGAAAAGTAATATCAGATTATCTTATGTCAGCAGTAAATAACTCTACAGTATTATCAGGACTTGACAATCCATTTGGTATGAAAGATAGTTATACCGTTTATTTTACAGAAGACCCATCTAAGATGGAACATTTAGGAACAACAGAAACAGATGGTAGATTAATTTTAGCAATTAGTAAAACAGTTGGAGTAGCTACAAGTATTAATTTAGTAGCTGATTATGATGTAACTAGTTGTTCATTTAGAAGATATCATAATGATTATATTTATGGAGATAAGTACGAAGTATCAAATCAAGGTGGAGCTACAGGTACATGGGACGATATAACAACTAAAGTTAAAAATGCTTTAGAACATACGTTTACTATACCTGGTAGAAATTTGAAGTTTAAAATAACATTAGATAGAGCATCAACATCATCTACAAGTCCATCATATGAAAGCGTATGTTTACTATACAAGTAAGCACACATCGCGTTTAAGAGCGCATAAGTCTTGTTTAAGCAACGTTTAGTAGTAAAGCATAGTTTATGCTTACTACAATAAAGTCGCTTCAAATCAAGTAAATCGAAGTACAGAAGAAAAGGAGGCATGCAGTATGGCAGAAAAAGAAAAACATTATTTTCGAAGTGACGGTAACGGCGGGCTTAATGTCTCGCACTCTGTAGCTATAATTAGTATAGTTATTATGCTATTCCTAGCAATGATACCAGCAGCAGTTGCGTGGGGCGTATTACAAACTAAAGTAGATGCTAATAACGATATTAGTTCAACTAATGGTGAAACGCTTATAGGATTAGAAGATACAGCTATAGATAATAAAGTAAACATAGCTGTTATTACAGAACGAGTTGAAAATATAGAAGACGATGTTTCAGAAATAAAGACTGACGTTAAGTTATTACTTACACGTTAATAATAATTAAAAGAAAGACAGGTGGAATAAACCACCTATTAAAAAATTATTTTTTCTCTTTTTGTTTTTTTATAAATTTAACTGCATAATTAAATACATAATCTGCTAAGATTGGTAGAGCTGCTGATATTTCTACGCTTAAATTCATTCCGAAGTATAATGCAAATGCAGGTACTCCTAATCTAAATATTGTTTCTACTAGCTTTTTCCACTCTAATTGAGATATTTTATCGTCGGTTAATGCGTTTTGTGCCCAACCTGCGATTGCTCTAGCTAGAGGCGCTCCTACTAATATAATAAAATCTCCATTCATTCTTGTTCACCTTCTTTAATCTTTGTTCCAATCCCAAACTTGGGAAGAACTTTCTCTATTGTTAATGTTACGATATCACCTATTTTCATATCACCTGATACAAATATAATATAATTTTGATATTTTATAACACCATCATTGTGTTTTCCTAAATTTATCACTTCTTGGTCTTCTATAACTTCTCCAACTTTAACTGGTGGCGTCATATCATTCTCATCTGTCATTGTTTAATGCCTCTTTTTTGTCACTATATTTTTTCCTTACCATAACTATGATATCAGATTTATTAATATACTTTTGAATCATAATTCTTATACTTAAGAGCAGTAAACTTTTACAAAATCGTACTATTCCGATTCTCATTGTTTTGCCTCCTACGTTAGATTAGTTCAAAAATAAAAAAAAATAAAAAAATTAGTTGCGTTTTCACACAACTTTTAAAACAACTTCCTTAGTTTCGTCGTTGACAAGACCTAGTTTAATTGAAGTTTCTTCGTCGTCAGCGTTATTAGCGTCTGATGCATAAAGAATGTCTCCATAAGCAAATCTATAGTCGTCGTCTTCGTCTCCTTCAGGTGCACTAGTAATATTTTTTACACCAAAGTCATAACCAAACGCATAAGAACCAATTAAAAATTCTTCGTCTGTTCCATTATAGTCGAATCCAAGTTCTCTGTCTTCTACAAAAATAACAATTTTAGTCAAGTCAGTAGTATTCATTTTGTCGTCTTTATATTCGTACTCAACGTCTGTTCCGTTAAATGTAAATTTATTATCGTCGATTTTCTTACCGTCAATCTCGATTGTTCCATCGAAACTAATTTTGATTTCATCTGTTCTTACAGAAGCTGTTAGGTCAATAACATCAAGTTCTCTAAGTGAATCAAATGTAATTGTTTTATAATCGTATGGTAAACTTAGTGAATCACCAAGAGCCATTACTTCGTCTTCTTCTGTTAATTCTTCAACTAGTATTACACCAATTTTAGAAATACCATTAGAGTTAGATTTAATAAACCAATCATATCTATCATCGTCTTCAAACTCGTCACCACTGTCTACAGTTTCCACAATATCTTCACCAACATAAAGAACCACCGAATTATAATCACCGATTGAAGATAAGAAAATATCCTCTACGTTAATTTTAATGTCGTTTACTCTTTTAGTGTCTTTTTCTTCTAATGAAACTAACTCATCGCCTACTAATAGTAAAACTGAGTTGTCACCTTCATCATCGAATCCAACAACTTTGATTATGTTGTCTTGATAAGTGAATTCTTCATTCAAAGATAATTTTACCTTTTCTGAAGTTCTGTAAGTGATTTCGTTGTTACCAGAGCTAACTATTGTCAAATCTTTTCCTAAAAATGTTACGTCTAAATCTTCGTCTGCAATCATTTTGATTGGGGAGTCAAATTCCAATGTATATCTTAGGCTTTCAGAGCCAACTTCTATTGCAATATCTGAACCGAAGTCTTCTACATTTAATATGTTCTTAAAGTCTTTATTAAATTTCAATACTTCTTCTACATCATAGTCGTCACCATCATAATCTACTTCATAGAATAACAATGTTTGTAAGTCGTCGCTGTCTACAGTTCCTTTGTAGTTTGCTTCAAGTTTAACATCGTCCATTAAGTAAGACGGTACTTCTAGTTCTGCTTCGATAGGTTCTTCTGCTGCATTTAGTTCTGCTATCTCGTTGTCTTTATCTGCTACTGTTGTTTCCAAATTTGTCACTTCTAATTCAAGTGCACTATTATCTGTTTCTAGTACAGATATTTGTCCATTTAAGTCATCAATGTTTACATCCTTCAATGCGTTAGCACTGTCGACTGCATTTGTTACTTCAACTTCGCTAAATTTGTTTGTGTTTGCGACTAATGCAAATACAAGTGCGATAGCTAAAATAGCAATAACACCGATTACTCCTATTTTTTTTATATCCATTTTGGCATCACCTATTGGTTTTGTCTATATTTCGACCACTTTGGTCAAAAATTTGATTGCACCGTCTATACTCCGAGTAAAACTAATGTAATTGGGGCATAGAAGTGTTTATTTAGTGGTTTTTATTCACCATAGAGTATTTATGTAAGTTTAAGTATATAAATGTTTCGATTTCATCTATCTATATACTGTAAAATTGCATTATTTACCTCTGTTTCTTGTTTTTCTGTTCTTTCCTTTATAAAGGGATTACTTTTAATAGTGTTTTTTTTAATTGTTTCAGCGTCTATATCTTCTAATTTCATCTTTTTTCACCTATTGTTTCATTATCCATTCATCTTGTTCGTTATCTTCACAATTTTGAGTACAATAATCGGCATAATTTTCAGCGGAAGATTCGTTTAATTTATACATATACCCACAATAAATACAACGTGCATCTAAAGCATCTTCACGAACAGCTTCGGTCCAATTGGCATTTTGACTTCCCATTTTAATCTTTTAATCTCGTTGTCCATAGTGTCGCTCTGCATACCGCATGTAAGTGTAAGCCTTCAAAGCAACTGCTTTATGAAACATTATAGTGTCTATCCCTACTACTGGGTGTACATGCTTCTTATAGTATAAATCATTGAACTCATATCGTATCTGTGATGCTTTCATGATACCATGGTCTTTAACTAGTTGTTTTTGTACCATTTCTTCTAGTGCAAAACTTTCTTTTAATGTTTTCATTTTTTTACCTCATAATTTTCTATGTCTTTTATTTCTTTCATAGTTATTTCCTTTTCCTTAATCTCACGTTTATCATCTCATTATAAGATAAATCATCGAATAATACATCAGCTTTAAGCTGAAATAATAGTTCTGAATATGACCAATCAAATTTAGTGAAACAACATTTAAGAATAATTCTTTCGAATTTATCTTCACCTTCTGATTCTACAAATTCTTGGAACTGTTTAGATGAGCCCCAATAAGTTTTCCAATCAGATTCAACTCTGTAATGTCTTTTATTCTTACGCCCTTTTAAAGGTGGTCTAACTTTCTTGAACCAAAATGATTTTTTACCAATATAGTATCTACCAGTAGGGATATGTATGATTTTATAAACATATCCGTGGTATTCACTAATATCTTTTGGTATATTTTTCCACATCATTTTTCTTTCATTAATTGTTTTACTCCACCAAATGACATTGCATCAAAGAACAAAAACAACAATATCCACCACCAATTAACTTCTTGTGGTAAAAATAATTGCATCATAATAAATATTTCTGTTGATATCATAGTCCCAACTCCTCTTCTAATTCACTAAAATAATGTCTATAGTCTCCCCATTCATCTTCGTGTATAGTTCTTAATACCTTTTCAATTGCTTCTTTCACTCGTTGTTTATCAATACATTGCGCTTGTATATCTTCTAGTAATTTTTCCATTGTTAATCTAGTATATCTTAAATCTTTAACTTGTGCATTAACATCTTCTTTTATACATAAATTCGGAAATTCTTCTTCAAAAGTCATTTTAAATTCTCTCATATTCAGATTCATTGTCAAAACTATATCTTATTTGATATAATAATTGGTCTCTAATCTTATAATTACCATTCCAGATTACACCTTCTTTATCATCTAAGAAAGTTGTTTCAATTGGAATCCAATCGTTAGGTCCTTCTTTAATCCAAGCAAGTAAAGCGTGTCCTCCACCAACCCACATATCTACAATGAATCCTCTAAGTCTGTCTTTATCGTCTGGAAAATAATCTTCTAACAAATAATATAAACAACTATATCTAAGTGTCATACTATCATCACAATCAAAACTCTTTCCACCTTTTCTAAGTAAAGCGATAGTTTCTTTAGCTGTAGCCCAATATTCTCTTTTACCATATAGTACAGTATCATAAGCATAGTATTTACTTGTAGGGTATTTCTGACTAAGCTTTCTATTAAACCAATAAACTAATTTATCAGCAGTATCATATACAGTAGCATCGAATTCTAAATCACTAACAATAAAGTCCCTAATCAGTTCTTCGTCTTTTAGACTATCAGCGAAGATTGTATGGACTTGTTTTCTACCATGCCCAAAATCATAGTATCTTGATTTAGGTACTATGTTATTCTTTAACCAACATCTATAACTTATTAATGTATTATGTTTGTCATTAGATATAAGTTGGGAATTTAACATATCTACTTCTTTGTGTAGGTCTTCATTAAATCCCCAAAGAATTTCACTATCTTCTGTCATAACTTTTATAAGTTCTTTATAGTCTTTTATTGATTCTACAAAAGGTGCATTATCGCTTTTTTGTATGTTTACATATAGGCTTTTTAGCCATATTTTTAAATTCATTTTATACCTCTATCCAACTAGTGGATTAGTTTTTTCATTCTTTATGTTTGCTTTAGGTCCGCCTGATGTTCCTGGTAATACTCCTAATCCCATACTTGTCATAGCAGATTTACCGACTAATGTTATCATTTCTTTAGTCATTCTTTCTACTTGTTTTATTCTAATATTAAGTCCACCAATTATAAAAACAAGTGAAAAATTAATAATTAATAACACTATTACTAGTGTTTCTATCATAGCCATCTTTTAACCTCTATTGTGTTGTTTTTTCTGTTGCTGGAGCTTCTGGTACTGTTTCTACTTTTGGCACTACTGGTGTAGGGGCTGCCACTGGTGTTTCTACTGGTGTAGGTTGTGCTACTGGAGTAGGTTCTACAGGAGCAGGCGTTGTTTGTTGTGTTACACTTGTAACAATTTTATCAACTGCTTTATTAATAGCTAACTCAGTATCTACTGAAGCATCTCTACTTTCAAGCTTTGCAATTCTATCAATTAAAATTCTTTGATTATCAGCTATAGTATTAATTGTTTCAGCTTGTTTCTTATTATATTTTACTAATTCTTCATTCTTCATTTTTTTTACCTCATTATTTAATTTCACAACTAGTTCCATCACAGAACTTTTCTGTTTGGTCGTGAACGTCTTCTTTTAATTTCAATGTTGTTACTTTAGCACTTTCTTTTTCATACTGTTCTTTTGTTATTGGAATATATGGTGCTTGTTTATAACCATGGTCTCTCTTTGGTAAGAAAGATACACCCTTTAATCGAGTCTCATACAATTCCAATGCTTTTACAATTTGTTTACCTTCAGTTTCATCGAAACTAATAGTAACACTTACTTGATTATCTGCCCAAGACTTTTGAACTTGTGCAGTGTTTTCAAGTTGTTCCCACATAGTCACATCATTTATTCCTCTATCAAAGTATTCTTCCTTGACAGGGAAACTCACAACAAACGTATGTAAGGAATATTTATCTTTTTCAATCTTGTAACCAGCGTCTTTTAATTTAACAAGCAATGGACTACCTTCTTGAAATCTAACGTTTCTAATATAATATTCACTTATAGGATAATGTATTCCAGGAGTAACTCCGCCTAATAGACTAACAGTTCCTGATGGTTTAATACTTGTAGTTTTAATACTACGAGGCACACATAACCAATCTGAATATACTTTATCCCAATTTTGTATCTTATCGTAGCCAACTTCACAAGCATCTAGAAAGTCCCTGCGACCGAACTTAGTAAATGCTTGTGTTATTCCACTAATACTGCATCCGATACGCTTATTACGTAACATCACCGCATTAGTTAAGGAATTATGAGTTGACATAAGAGTTATTGTTTTAGCATATAAATATGCATACTTCAATGTTTCTTGCCATTCTTCTAATGATTCGTGTTTACTTGGATAAGTCTCAACTAAACATTGATAAGTTAATACGTTTCCAAATACGCCCATATGTTTTTTTGGTTCTTCAAAACAATATGTTTCTTCCATTCTTGGTGTTATTAACACTCTAACTATTTTTTGTTTTCTAGCAGAATCTATCATTTCACTTTGTTTATGTGCGTTGTTTCTTCTATATCTACTTCCAAATCTTTCAGCAACTTTTAATTCGGTATTTATGAATTGAGATTCGTAACTAGGTATTAATAAACAATATAGGTCGTGATTTCTAATTCCTTTATTTGTTTTAAATCCTTTTGGAGACATCAATGATAGAGTAGAATGATTAATTCCAATTTTTCTCATAAGCAATTGTGCGTCTCTAAGTTTTTTTTCTGAACCAAACAATCTATAACTATCCGTATTTTCTTGTCTACCTAAATGACCATCCGCATCTATCCAACCACCAAAGAAATCCTTAATACTTTCTCTATTATATTTAAATATTTCTTCTGGTAAACCAATATCATAATTTCTAAGTTCTTTTCCTAACTTTTCACTAACTATACCAACCATAGAAACTCTTCTAAATGGTTTCTTATAATTCCAAGGATGTTGTTCTTTATATTGTATTCCTTTAAGTACTGGCAATACTTTTTCATACTCTGGTTGTTGAACGACTACTAAAGGTCTATTCTTATCCATATAACCATCTCCAGTGAACCATCCTATCGAATAAGCATTTAATTCATCTATACCATTGTTATCTAATTTCAATTCAAATTCTGGAAGATACATACCAGGTTCTAATTCCATAGTTGTTTTCTTTTTAAATGTTCTTTCTGTTGGTTTTTTAACAGACCATTCATGGTTACTGGTTACATCTAAATGACTTCCATCACTTAATTCTACTCTATATATTGGTCTCATTCCAGTATGAAATGGTTTTACTTTTGACCAATTGTCTCCGTTCCATATTTCTACTTCTTTTCCAAGAGTATCTTCAATTTTAGGAATTCCATTTCTCGTTTGTATTCTAGTATCTCCTGTTACACAGCACAATTCATATGGTTCTAAAGTTTGTTCGAGACAGTTTCCAGTTATAACATAATCACATTGAAAACAATGTGTGTCATCATACACTGTAATATCCCAAACGTCTTCTTTAATATTAGACAACTTTACAGACTTAATGGTATCAAAATGTCTACTATCT